TCAATTTCTGTTATTTGTACGCCGGGTGAATTAATTGTTCTCATGGGTTTTTAAATACTTGTAAAATTATTTATTCTTTTCAGTGGAATTTTATGCTCCGGGCAATAAGCTGACTACAAGTTGGTCAAATTGAAATGTTACGTTACTTGTTAAAACTCCTTGATCTTGATAATTGTAATCAATACCACCCATTCCAATTACAAAAACATGCAGGTAATTAAATGATATAACCTTATGGTTGTATTCATCTAGACCGTATATCGTCATATTTGCTTGATATTCATATAAACCTCTTGTTTTTGCTGGTACATTACTATTTTGAAGGTTTACAGTGTATATGCCCGTTCTTGGATCGTTTAAACCTTCAAACCACTTCCACATAAGATAGTAATTGTGATATTGGTTATCTATTACAAAGTTTATCGTGAGTGGGGTAAATTCAGGACGATGCATCGAAGTTACATGTTGAATTTGACCTGCATATCCGTTGGCTACGTTTGGTATATTTGCAGCAGGTACAACGCTACCATACACTGTTAATTGTAAAGGTTTGACTCCTGCTACTTCATTACCTAACTTTAAATCACGCAAAAATGGCGGTACATCAAGTACAACTAAAAATTTATCTTTACCACCTTGATTTAATATGGACTGAATAATTGGATTTTCTGTACTCATAACTTATTGAAAAAATGTATAACCTTGCAAGAACAGGTCTTCTATATCTTCATTGTACTTAGGCTGAAACTTATCATCATTAAAGAGGTCATCTTTTTTATTGTTAAACCGCTCGTTAATAATAGGCGAAACAATACTTACAACTGTATTGGTATCAAGATCTTTTACTTTAAATGTATTTAAATCTATATCATAATCATTATTTGTAGATATTAATGAAGGTAGACCTTGATTATCGTATTCGTCAACGGAAAACAACTGTTGGCATATATCTGTATTAAGAGCATACAGCCCCCATACAAGACTCATTATTCTGTCATCAAAAAATCTATCGTTACGTTTACGATATACACCGTTAGATTGCTTCACAAACGTTTCAAACTCTTTAATTGTATCTATGTCATTAATTCTAACTGCGTGTAGAGAGTTTAACCAATAACGCAAATTACTGATAGCGTTCAAGCGAAGATTATTATGACTGAAAATACCTAGACTTTTTGTGCTCATCATAGAGCCAGTGTTTGATAGTCTTGAGTAACTTACTATTCTAGTATAACTTAGATTGTAATATAGTGCGTCTATAACTTGACCACCGCAGTTGTTGCGTTCAATCATAAGAGGTGGTGTTCCCCACGTATTTGCAAGCGCAAATAATTTATTAGCAAAGTGATATGGGTCTAGAGTTGAATGGCACAATACTGCTACTTGCTCTATATTTTTTAAGTCTGTTATATCAAGCACTTGCGCGACTGAACTTGCGCGCCCTATTCCTTCACCTACATCTACTCCTATCACATACAACCGTTCAGGTGATGGGGTATTGAAGACCTTATAACTATTATCTTGACTAGACCATATAGGCGGTTTTCTTTCTGCTTTTAACCGTTCAATGGTTTCAGCAGCAACTGCACCTTCACCATCATCAACAAAATGGTTTTCATATTCTTGTCTGAACGCTTCTTCAGATCCAAGCGCAGATACTATTTGCTTCTTCCATCTCTCTGTACGACCTGGTACCTCCCACCAATCAATACGTTCAGCTTTCCAGCCGTTGACTTCTTTCTCAGCACCTGAGTATATTTCGTAAAATTTATTGTTTGTACCGTTGGGTGTTGATACCATAAAGATTTTAGACTTCCTACTTTGAGAAATAGTAGGTATGACAGATTTCCAGAAATCATTAATAAAATTTTGATCAATAAATGCAGCTTCATCAATAATAAGACAATTAGCTGTATCACCTCTTGCTGCTGTAGATGTTGTTGTACTTACACCAATACTACTATCATTAGCAAATGTAATACCTGTTTTACCATATTCTTTTAAACCCGGCTTGAGAAAAGGTGTAAGTAGCTCGTAAGCTAATCGTATACGTTTTAATACACGAATTGCAGTGTTTTCGTTATTTGCTACAATAATAACGCGTTGATCGTCACTAAAGCATGTCATCCACAATGCAAATATGGTCATTAATGTTGTTTTGCCAGCTTGTCGGCAGGAAAGAACACTAACAAATCGATTGTTTTGTAAACCTCTTAGAATTCTTTTTTGTGCAGTGTATAGTTCAATTATAATCTTACCTTTATCTGGGTTAGTTATAAAAAAATGTTTTTCTGCGAAATATATAATATCTTCAGCGCATTCTCTTACTTCTTTGATCATTTTTGGAGTCCATTCAAACTCCGCACCGTCTTTTAAAAGTTTTTTATCTCCTCTGTAATATTGCTTGTCATCAATAGGTTGCTCGTTAACTTTATTGAGAGCTTCATCAAGTAGCTTGTCCTCATCTTCTGCGTCTTGCAGATTGTCTGCCTTGTTGTTCATAGTAAAAGTTGTGATAATTACTTATCACAACTTTTATTTTTTTAACTTCTATATATGTTAGTTAATATTTAATGCTCAGGGCCTAGCATTTGTATTAGTGTTGATCGTAAATGCTCAAGCAAGGCATCCTTACCGCAATGAGTACCTGCATGCATTAAAGATACCTTTTGACCTTGAGTATCAAAACCTAATAAAATAAAATTATCTAAATACTCACTGAGTATACCATCTATATGTGTTAAGTCGTAATCTTGAGCTTTTTTGATACTCGCTTTATCATAGTATCGTAAAAATGCTTGTTTGATTGCGTCATGAACATATGCAGGAATGTCTATCTTCTCTGTTACATTTATGTCTTCTACTACATTTATTTTTTCTGTTAACTTACGTTTAGCTGTACGTTTTGGTCGAGCTTTAGGTTTAACCTCCGGCTTAGCTACCTTTTTATTTTTCTTTGGATCAGGTTGCTCAGATTTCATTTTAATTATTTATTGTTATTGTCAATTGTTTGCTGTTGGTTTAGTTCACAACGACGATTGTACGATGTTGCTTTATTATTAATACCACATCTAACTAGTGTCTCTATAAGAACTTCATAAGAGCTTGTCTTCAACTTTAACCTACCTGGTACAAATTGACCTCCATCATAAAGCTCTATATAACTTTCTCCTACAAACGGATCATTTATATAACAAGTGCAAAACACACTAGCCCCACCTGGATCAATCACAATTGACCAAGCACGTGGGTCAATCTCACTATAATCAGTAAATAATTTGTTTACAAAATAACCACTGTCTTTGAGTCTTTTTACAATATAACCTAACGTCGTAATCTTGTTAGACATAATATTATTTAACAAGAGCTGAGATAGCAAATCGTATATTTATTTTCTCTTCGATGATATCAAAAAGAAATACATTTAATTTGTTATTAATTTTTACTTCAAATTTACTATTTCTTAACCCAGTTAGCATTCTAAGGGACTCTAGATTTAATGCAAGTGTATTAAATTCTTCTCCTTCAATCTCATCTGTAACACTATACATAATATTGTTGATATTCTGACGTTCTTTATCATTTAGCTCAGCATACACTTCCCCATCTTGAAGAAAGAAATACACCTTGCTAGCATCAGAAGCAATACTATGGCCCCTTAGTATTTCGTTTAATTTATCTGAGGTTAATGTAAAGCAGCTATCATGTGTAAGACCTTGTATCTTTGCTGAACTTACAGGGCAACGCTGTACATAACCTTCTTCTAATAAAAAGTAATTAAACTTAATACTAGAGCTTTTATACGCTAAATGATTGCTATTAAATGTTAATGTAATGTATTCATCTGCTAAACCGTCAAGAAGCTTTGAGAACTTCTTGACGTCGGGTAGATTGAGGGTTAAACTTTTATCAACATCAAACTCAGATATATACTCCGCACATACTACCACCCCAGCGTCTGGTGTACTGCACGTTGCAACAACTTTATCTGATGTAAGGTTTAAAATTACATTATCAGTTAGCTTGCCTAAAGGTAGGAGAAAGTGACTCACGAAACTCTCTTTATGTAATTTTAATGTTGTTTTCAATTTACTGTTTTGTTAGATGAGTTACAATTGCTTTTAAAGATTTATCAATACTTGTAAAAATTTTAATTAATTTTTGAGAATCAGCACTATCTACATTTAGCGTATTGTTTAACTTCTTTGATCTTGCAATATTAGATTGAGGTTCTTCTTGTATTGCATGAACTGTATGTACGTTAACCTCAGTATGAGCATCAGGCTGATACACATTTGCATTAATCTGCTCCTGCTGTTTCTGTTGCTGCTGCTGCTGACGTAGAAATGAATGAGGGTCTAGTTTGTTTGCTGGACCGGATGTAGATCTCTGTACAGTAGATTCATCAACCATTTGGAGGTTGCCAGATACTAATTTTGCCATTAAAGCTGCTGCAAATTCATCCATAATATTACGTTAATGTTCTACCAGCGTTAATAATTGCACATGCAGTTGAACTATGAATACTTTCATAGTGATTTACTACAACACTATAATCTTTGATACGGTTATCAAGCTCAATATCAAGCTCTTGACCAATCAAGCGAACCATATCTTCAACAAAGCGAGGGTTTTCATACATTAGTTCTGTTTGATATGCTTCATCGATTCTCTTCAATGCGTTAATGATAGGTGCAGAACTGCAACGCTCTACAATATCAATCAACTCCTCAATCCACATAACACCTTTTGACTCATCAAGTTCTACTACTACATCTGCAACACTTCGCTGATTATGAGCTCCATAATCACTAATCTCTTTACTACAAGGGCACAACGATGCATACAGCACACTAACCTTTAGATATAGCTTCTGCTCTCCATTGATCAATTTACCTTCCATACAGCCTCTATAATCCATATGAGACTCTACACCTGATACTGGCGCTTTCTTCTTAAGAAAGTAGTCAAAGTTAATCTTCACATAAGCATTATCAGCCTTAAGACGCTCCTTACATTCAGTAAGGAGACTCGGAATTACTTCATGAATATAATAACCATCTTTCTGAAGAATCTCTTCAATAAGAATACGATACCGACTCATATTCGTACCCTTTACTTCAGGTGTAAGATCAGTATACATACTAACCTTACCACTACCTTCATTTACAGTTCCATCCTTACGAATGATCTTGATAGGCACCGTGGCGTCTCGAGTACCTACTTTTGGTATATATTTCTTTGGAAATCCCTCAATTGTATTTTGAATGTCTGGTATGTCGTCGTTTGTTTTTTTACGTGGCATATAATTTATATAAGTTAGTTACTAAAATTAATAAAGTTAAAGGTTACATTTTGCTGAGAATATCTTTCAATTCATCGTCATAAAAATCGTCTTCGTCTTCACTCTTACTCTTAGCTTCTTTTACTCCTTCGAAGATATCATCAATCTGAGTTTTTGGTTTAGATACTTCTTTCTTTTTAGTTAGTTCAGGTTTCTTGCTAGGTATTTCATCATCAACAATTTCATCTTCTGAAGACACTGCATCTTCAACGCAGAAATAATGTTGGTCTAACATCCTCTGCAATTCAGGGGAGGTAGCAAGCTTGTTGACAGCTTCAAGATCAAAGATACTTGCGTGAATTTCAGCTAGACGACCAGCATCAATATCATCAAGCGTTGATGCTGCTACGAACTTACTCGAACCGTACGTAACAAACTGCTTCTTCTGCGGAGCTCCAGAACGAGCTTCACACTTTACGCGCAAGGTACAACCATTCACTACATCAAAGATCTTGGCTCCAAAATCTTCAGAATCTTCACCGTCAATTGCTTCGTTGATAATCTTTGCCAATTCGCGACCATACCTAAGCATCTTGACCTTACCTACATTCTCAGCGTTAGAAGGGTCTGCTACTACATACACATTAGCAAGCCAATTTTCTTTTCTAGAAATAAGCTTGTTCTTTTCTTTTTCTTCGTTTGAACCGTTACGAAAAGTCTTGATAGCGTGACTGCAGATAGGGCATGATTCACCAAACGTAGTAGGGCATACAGTAGATAGAAACTTAGTACTAGCCAAGCTATTCCAGCTATGATGATAATAATGAAAGATGCTTTTCTTTGGCTGGTTGATGTTTGGTACAAGGCGTAGGTTATACGTCTTGCCTGCTTCAAATTTTAAGACATCTTTAAAAGCTGATTCACCTTTAGAAGTCATTGCTGTCTTAATATCGTTAAACATTGAGTTAGTAAATTTCATAATTTATTCTTTATATTGTATATTCTCCTTCTTTATCTGCAAGCGTTTAAAAATTAAATTCTGAAGTTTAAAGAAAGCTTTTTGCAGTAACGGCTTGAGGGTGTTGCTGTTATTATACTTGTCTCTAAACTTAAAGTAGTCTGAAGCAAAAGACCCAAGCAGTATTTCTTGTTCTTCAGGGGTAAGTGTATTGAGTGTTTTATATATACCTGTAAACTCCATTAAGGTGTAAGGGTGTATTTGATTTCTTTTAAGATGTTCTACCCATGTAGGTATACTACCACTAGAATGTTTTGTATAATCTAAAAGCTGTATATTTGAATCAATACAGAATTTAGTTAAAAACTCTAATGATTTTTTAACTTCATCAACACAATCATCAGGATTATTAGAGTTTAATATTTTTCGATATAAAGTGTATGCTTTTACAGCTCGAGGGCTTGAGTAATAGCCTAAATCGAAAAATGAAGCATCTTGGTATATTTTATATGGGGCTTCAAAGTAAGTTTTTATATCAATCTCTTTATGTTTGCTAAAGAGAATACAGAGTCTTTTTACTAAAAGATATTCTGGTGTTTGTTCAAAATTTTCAAAGTTTGCTCTCTTTTTGAACGGTTTGTTTTTTATCTGTCGGGTTATTGCAAGATAACTGTTGTATATTTGCTTTTCAAATTCTGTCATTTTTAAGGGATCTTTGAAACGTCTTTTTAACATTTTTACTCTTTAAAAGAGCAGGGTACATATATAGCATACCCAATAGTGCTTCTCTTTCGTCTGAAGCACCTGTTAATGACACAAATATATAGCGAATGTCGCTATTTTCAAGGATCATAGTAAATAAAGTAGAAGAATTTATCTTCTTGCCGCTAACTATTGACAGAAACGCTCCAACTTTTAGTAAACCTGTTATAAACTCCTTGCCAGCAGTTGTTTCAACAGGGTTACTATTATGTATAATATTTGTAATATTTTTACTATTAAGCATCGCCTAATTGTTAATTAGGCGATTTGTACTTTTAGTTCAACTTAAAGTATAGTGTGTTATTTTATAATATCTTAAACACTCAATTTATCTAATGTAGTTGATGCGTCTTCAATAGCGTTTTCTACATTATCAGCTGCAAAATAATCAACACTTGTCTCTGTTAGAGTGAGTGTGTCATATTTAATTTTAAAAGCGCATGTACCATAATTTGGCCCAAATCGGTTCTTGATCATACCTAAATGAACTAGACCTAATTCTTTATCTTCTTCTTCCTGCCATATAGAGCACATAACATCACAAGTTGCTGCAAGACCAATACTTTCTGATACCCCCTCCATACCTGGGTTGGATGTATTGAACGCATCTCTCTTAAGCTGAGAAGCTGTTACAATCGGTATATTGTATTTAAACGATAGAGCTCTTAACTGTTCAGCAACTTCTTTAACACTCTCATATGAGTTTAAGTTCTTTGAAACCGGTTTTAATAAATTAATATAATCAATAACTAAAACAGCAGGTTTAAACCCGCGTTGTGTTAGTTTAGTCATGTATGCGTCAATATGTCTACATGTAATTGATTTTGGTGGGTACTCTTTAATTACCAATTTACTTTCTATTTGTCGCTTTAGATGTTCTACAGACTCTTTAATCTCATCAGTGTATACTTTTAATTCATTATGTGGTATCTGTGTAATCTGAGAGCTTATTCGCTTAGCATACATAAACTCAGACATCTCAAGAGAAATCAACAACACGTTATGATTTCTCATAACTATATTTGTAGCTATATTTCCCAAGAATATACTCTTACCGACGTTAACTTGACCTAAAAAACAAGTTAACGTTTTTGGATAAAGTCCGCCCTCTAAACGTTCGTCTAAAAATCTCCAACCTAAAGGTAGTGGGTTGTAGGTTGTGACGAGATCTTTGATATGTTTATCAATATCTTCAAAATACCAATGCCCCATACTCTCACTTAATGAGATAGCACTAGCTTTTTCAAACTCTTGTAAAATTTCTTGAGGTTCTATCTTACCTTTTGAAAATTTTTCTGCAGTTTCAATAATAGCTTTCTGTAGACATCTTTCTTTAAGAAAGCGCTCGGTGTTTATTAGAAGTTCTTGCTTTTCAAAAGTTTTATCGAGTTGTTTTAACTTTGTAGCTGTATTATTAAATGCTTTTTTATCTTCTTCTGTTAGGAGTCTTGATTTTATTTCTGTATGTGTTGGTATTACACCTCTTTCTTGAAAGAAATTAGATATAGTACTAAACACTACCCTAATGTCTTTATCATTAAAATAATCAGGTTTAACAAAATCTATTATTGTTGCTAGATAGTCTGTACTTAAGAGACTATTTAGCAAAATTACACCTTCGTAGAAGTCAAGGTCAAGCGTTGTTGCTATGTTTGTATTCTGCATAGATATTATGCTATATCGTCAACTTCTTTTTGCAACTCAGCTGTCTTATCATTGCTATAACATAATTGCTCTTGCAGAACTTCTTCAAGTTTTGGCATTATCTTCTCCCAACATTCAATATTTTTTTCAATATCTTTACGATAACCTAAATTCTCTTCACCAAATGTATATCTATTACCTGCTTTCACTAAAACTCCATACGCTGTTGCTATTTCAAATAGCCCTGAGTATTTATCAAGACCGGTTTTGAAATTTAAATATAATTCAGTCTTTAAAAAGTTTGGTACAAAACGATTTTTAACAGTCATTGCTGAAAGTGTTACACCTGAAACATTATTTGAAATAGCTACTGACGCTTCATTTGGGTTTTCAGTAGACTTCTCGTTACGAGTACTCAACTGCACTAATACTGATGCAAGATATATAGGTCCTTTCCCACCACTTTGTGTCTTAACGAGTGAAGGAAACATCTCCATACTATCATATATATGATTACTAAACAACACTGGTACTTTTGCTTTTGCAGCTTTATACGTTAAAGTACGCATCATTGATTTGATTGCTTTTGCACGTTGACCAACATCACTTGCATCCTTACCTGCAGATGCATCTCTTATTTCCTTCGCACTTGCTAAGTTACCGAGAGAATCAATTGCAACGATAAATTTTAACTCTGGATTATTTGCTGCAATAATATTATCAAAGAATTTACACATTTGATTTCTACAATCTTCAATAGTTTCTACTGGGTAATACTTAACCCGTTTTGTGTCCATACCTGCACCTTCAGCGCTGCGCTTATCTACTGCAACTTCCGAATCCCAAATTACAGGTACATAGCCTATCTTCTGAGCATTAGCCATGATGCGATTCATTATCAGTGATTTGCCAGCTTGCGATGGTCCTGCAAACCCTGCAATACGCCCTACAGGTATACCTTTATATAAAGAACCTGAAATGATAGCGTTTAATGCATAACACCCAGTATCAATCCATTCGTCAGCAGACGAAAGAGTACTTTCATCGAGAGTAGCAGCGTCAGGGTTAAGATCGTCGACAGATTTGAAAATATCTTTAAGATGATTAAGAGAGTCTTTAGCCATATGTAGTATGATATATTACATTCTCGTTAAATCAAAAAAAACCTACACTTTGTATTGTGTAGGTTTTAATGAGTTTGTTAGTGTTGTGTTTTAATTATTCATCAAATAATTTGATCACATTACCATCTCCCTTGGGAGGCTCTGCTTGTTGAGCTTGAATTGGTGCAAAAATTTGGCCGTATTGTGCTAGAAACTTGAAGTCAAGAGTAATATCTTGACAGCGAGTTATTAAACTCTTCTGATACACCCACCTGGTAGGTTCGGTACTATCTGCTAGAAACTCTCTAAAAAATAGAGGTAGTAACTGTAGAGATATCTGACCGTTTGTAGGGTTGGGAGTAATGTTTACGACTGCAGGGTTCTTGATAGTAATTGAGTTACTATCTTCCGCTTCAAGAGCGCCAAGAATAGTTCGACCAATTGTATCAAGAAACACTGTCAAGGTTTCTTTATTGTCTTTTTCGTTTTTCTTCATAATTTTTATTGTCTAGGTGTCTTACAGAAACGTATATTAGTATTTAATAGATAATCTTCAAGTAAATGTTCATGAGTAGCTCGTACAGGGTTGATGTCTAAACTTCCACGACGTACATAATAGCATGACACTCTCAACTCTTCAGGTTCACATAGATCAAGAATACGTTTATAAATAGCCTCACAGATCTCTTCGTGAAAATGACACTCATTTCTAAAACTCACTATATATTGAATAAGGGATTTTGGTGTAATTTTATTTTTTGATTTCAGGTAGATATATACATCTCCGTGATCGGGTTGATTAGTTACACGGCAATTTGAACGTAGTAGTGTACTTCTAAAGTATTGTTCTTGAGTTGTATTACTCTTGTTAATAACAAGCAAACCTGAATTCTCACTATATGTGTTAAATTTTATTTCATTTACACCTTCTTGGTCTTCAAGTGTTATATACTTTGAATATTCCTTCAAATCAGTATCTCGTGAATTATGAGCTGATGCTGAAAATATCTTTACAGATACGGGTGATTCAAGTAGTTCAGATAAATCTCTTGAAGCACACTCTTCAATATTTTTAATTACCTCCGTACTTGAATCTCCAAATTGAGTCATATTGAAAGAATTAAAATACAACTTAGCAGATTTTGATTCAACAATATACTTTGAGTTACAGTCGTATACTATTTGTGCAATACCTGTTATCGGCATACCGTTAGTTGTAAGCGCACTAATCTCCCAGTTATTCCAAAGATCTTTACCAACAAACGGTAAAGCACTATCACGTATACCTAAATACGTTCTATTACTTTGTCGAGGTTCTCGGACTAAAATAGATTTATCATAACGAGCAGGTGCAGATACTCTCTGACCTAGAACTTTTGAAATAGCTGAATTGTCTAGTATATCACTCATATTTAAATATTAATAAATTTCTGTATAAAATCTACACGTTCTTGTATTGTACCTTTAACTCTTTTAACATCAATTTTGTACTCTGCAATAACGTCTTCAAAGTTTTGTTTTACATTGTCAAAAAATACACGATCAAGAGATCGTGTATTGTCATTCTGTAGTTCAAGTTCTGGTTCAATATAAAATATAACATCATAGCTTTGAATTGTTAATTTAAATAAATCTACAATTAAACTATACACTTTTTTATCTTTTAATTTCTCTTTAAAAAAGAGACTATACGCTAAGCCATCTAAAGTACAACGATCAAAAAAAGCTTTTGTACCGCACTTTACAGCGTTCTTATAATGTTGCATCATTATGAGTGTTTGAGTAACTTCATCCCCGCTTTCATTTATTACAAAACCTTCACTTTGAAGTATTCTTGTAGGGCTTGGCACTTTATAATAATCTTTAAAAATTTGATTGTTATCAAAGATATTGAGTAACGTTGTCTTGCCTTGACTGTGTAGACCTGAAAGTGCAATTTTCATAAATTTAAAATAACGGGCAATTGAATAATACGTTTCTACCTATAGAAGTCAATAACAATCTATTATCTGCAGTGTAAAATATCATGTCGTAAATAATCATACTTTTGACTAAGGTATGTATATCTCTATAACTTTCTGTCGCAAATAAAGTTTCTAGTTCATCATTGTAAATACATGACAAGATTTTATAAAGCAACTCTAACTGTATTGAACTTTTAACTTCTTTTAAATTCATTTATTAGAAATTTCTTCCACAGTTTAAATGCTGATGCATATATTGCATCATATGCTACATTAACACTGTAGCCTCTTATTCTAACCTCATCCTCATATATAATTTTGCCTGAATCTAACTCACTCGAACACACATGTAACGTGTTACCACCGTACTCTAGATTTTGTTCTATACATCTTTTTTGCGGATCTTTACCTTTGAGAAATGGGTAACGAGTTAATGGAGCTGGGTGTAGATTATATATCTTATATCTCTCACAAATTATAGGCGGCACAATTCTCAACCAACCGTGCATTGTTACGATTGTACTTTCATCAAGAAAGGTATCATACTCCTCAATGCTTGGCTTATTAGGTACAACCCACAATACATCAAAATGTTTATCTAACAATTTACTATTAACATTTGTTAGATCAGAATTATTAATAACAATTCTATCAGGTTTAATAGCAAGATCTTCAATTAGATTAAAGATCTCTGTACCTGTTTGTGAGAATAAAGCTACCCATTTTTTCATAAAATTAACGACAGAAATTCTTAAACATCCATACGTTGTTTTGTATTATTTGTTTTTGCTTGATATGCGGAACATGATTAATAAAGTCTACTAACTTATAAGACCACTTCTCACAAAGACCGTAGTTAATGTTATACGGATGCTCTAATATACCTGCTACTATAGGGTTTGATGTGTCTATAGTTTCAATACACTTTAAATAAAAGCTATCAAGTGTATTATTAATAGCTTTAAATTCCCAAGGTACACTACACCCTAATAAGTGATGAGGTTTCTCAACAAAAATACCATCCCCTATCAATCTATTTAAAAGCTGAATTCTACCAATAGCGTAATCGCACCATTTATTATCAATAAGATCTTCTCTAATATTTAATTCTGATACAATAAATTTTTTATAATTGTTGTTTTCTTCTTTACTATTGAGATAAAAGCTATAGTCAAAACTTATAGCAATTTTATCTACTTTGTCTGCAAGAAATTTATAACACTCAACTATTTCTTCATAAGTCTTTCCTTGTACAACGCCAATCTTTTTGCCTGGTAAGTCTTTATATGTCCCTGTAAAGCTTACAAAAGAACTAATTGTTTGATGAGTCTCTTCAAGAACATCTGGTACAATGTACTCAGTCGGGGTTAGATCTACAACCCACTGCGCAAATTTTGTGTTATCATATGCTTCTCCTAATTCAAAAATTGAATTGTCAAGTAGAACATGTCTACCTAACTTAACAGATTCAATATAAAAATCTTTGTATTTTTCGTTTTCCGGTAAAAGATGAACAAGACAATAATCATAGTCATTGTAGTATCTTGATACATCCAACATGTCTACAGGTGTTTCGTGACTTACTAGCATAAGTAGAATTATACCTCACTTTTAATTTTTTTTCAAATGAAAATAATGTATGTATCTAAAATAGATTGTAAATATCTCTGGAGTACAATTTCTGAGACAAAAGATGAGTGTAAAGCAAAGACTAAACTCTTAATAACATCTGAAGAAAAATATAGATGTACAATAGCTCAGCTTGAAACATACACCGTTGACACTTTTTTACTTTTATAGTTTACCAAAGACATGGTAGTCGTTACTATTTTTTCTCCAATGAAATAATAGTAACGAATAAGCACTTTCATTGCTACCTAAAAAAGTTCTACACTGTTTTAGTGATAAGAAGTCCATTATATTGTGCTTACCGTCTGTGTATCTCTGTACACCATCTCTACTATATTCATCATACGGAAAATGCTCCGCTCCATGTATGATAGGCTTGTATACTACAACGGATTCGTTTAATTCCTTGATGAAGTAGTCTTGTGTTTCTTTATTATCTGTTGCGACATACACTTTTGTAAACGATCTACAGATGGATAGAATTTCAGTGTTTGTAAGAGGTAAACTTCTATCGTGTACACCTTCTAGTAGAGCTGTCTTGCATGTACGTCTTGCGTGAACACCAAGGGATTCATTGATCTTGTTTTGTTTAACGAAACTATCAACTTCTAGTTGTACATCTCTTTTTATAATTAAATACTTTAAAGCTACACTAAGTGCTGTATTCCATAGCGTGCCTCGTTTAGCGTATTTGTTAATTAAGTATTCAAAACTACAAGTTTTAATAATTTTTTCATCGTCAATACTACTATCAATATCTTTTATAACAACACCTGGTGGTTTTTCAAAATAATCTAAAAAATTTACATTATTATGATTGTTTAACACCCATTCAATTGTAAAGCTGTTTATACTATTAGTTTGCATTAGATAAACTCCTGCAAGTAGAATTCTCAGCTGATTTGCAAATCCGTCAGGGCATCTTACATATAGATCTGGACGACCTGTACTTTTACCTAAAAAAGCTTGAGTTTCAGCAGTAGACAGAGCCCAGTGACCTAATAAAGACATCATTTCTATTTTTGCAACACCAATAGAATATGTGTAATGTAATAACCATGTATCACTACACTTCAGTTTATTTAGTTCGAGTTCAAGTTTATCCTTACTACTTGCTATATCGCTAGTGTTGAATATGCTACCATTTATTGCTAGACGTCTTGGTAGAGCTATTGCCGTAATTTGATAAGCATCAATAGTGTCATTTAAAAATGGTTGATTACCTACGTACTTAGACCAATCTACAAGTCTATTGCTCTTATAGTCAAGCATATCTGTAACAGTATTATTAGGTTTTAGTATCATTAGACCTGTACATAGACGTGTGCAGTATTTCTTAACCTCAAGCGTACTTGTTGTCGGTGTTATTGTGTATGTAGGTTCAAAAGGTTCATCAGCATAATTTTCACCATCTTGCATTATAACATCTACGATATCGTATGTTTTATCTACAAAATTTTCAAGATCAGGTACAAAATCTTTATACAACCACATATCAGTATCAAGGTACACGACACGTTTAACATCGTTTAACTGTGCCCATTGAAGAACCCATTTTGTGATATCTAGCTTCTTAAAAACAATATCTTTATAGTTTGTTGTATGCCAGGATTCAAGAGTTTTAGATATAAAGCACGGAAAATATACACATATACAATCAACGAGGTAGGTTAGTTGGTTGTAGGATTCTTTATCTGTGCAAACTATTATTAATTTTTTAAGTGTGTTTAATTCTTTATTTCTTTTACAGAAATTAAGAACAAATTGTATGTACCCTGCATTTGTTATTGTAAAGTAAATGTAACCTGATTCAGTTTTATATTCCGGTAAAAGGTCTTGCATATCTTATAAAAGATATTTATTTGATCTATATACAGAATAGATCAAATAAATCAGTTTGTACTTCTTTACCAATTTGAGGTAGTCTCCAATCTAAAGCTTCATATAAACGCTCTACCGGAGGAGCTGCAATTTTTAAAAACATTTTCTCATAGTCAATCTTGACCTTTTCAAATTCTTTTGGGTAATCTGTTACAAAAGCAATAGCGTCAAGTCTATAGGGGTTGTTGGCTGTGTAGAAGTACTTTACTTTTTGACCTGACTGTATTTTTTCATACTTACCAGACAATTTAAACTTCTCTAAAAGTAGATTAAACGCTATACTAGCTTTCACGTGACATGGTGTACCTTTGTTAAATTTATCTAAGGTAGCACCTTCAGCGTATTTATTGTAATTCTGAATACTACTTCTAAAAGCTACTTCTGCAAGCGGTAATGAGATAAATGTGTCGTATGCATGACGATAAATGTCATTGGTACCTTTAATGTCGTTAGTCAAGAGAGCGTTTTCTAAAACTTCTTTAACAATCTCTTTAACTTTTTTAGGCATAGTGCTTCTGGCTATCTCAACACCTACATACTTAAATTTACCACCTTCAACTGCTACCCCTTCCTTATCTAAGATACGAATTATATATCTTTTTTTCTGCAAAAATGTACCTACATCTGCAATTACCTCTCTCTTGAAAACAAAACGTGAATCGCTTGAATTTAATTCTGTACCAGCCCAACTATTAATTTCCCTATTTACTACCTCTGTAATTTCATCAACAATTGTATGTACTTTTTTTGTTATTAAATTATCTACAGCTAGCGGCAGTTCTAATTTATCTAAAATTGGCTGTATAGTAATGTATACACTGTCTGTATCCCCTGCAATAACACAAGAAGACTCTACACCATATGTTTTTTGAATAAATTGGTCTAGTATCTTAGCTCCTTCTTTCGCTACCGCTTGACCTGTTTTTGTGATTGACGACGCGTTGTCAATATCCATAAACGCACTATATTTGTTTGCAAAAGTACCATAAATTGAATTGAGTAGAATCTTAATCGTATACTGTAGAGTGTCAAGATATTCTACAGTAGCTTTTTCTTCTTCATTTAACTTTTTCTTCTTTTCAAGAGTTAACTTTTGTTTTTGAGCTTCAACACGTTCAGTATAAAGAGTGTCAATTAGATTCGGACATACACCTTTATATTTTTGAGAATATAATACCCCCGCTTTTGATACTGAGATCTTTTCTTTTTTAATAAAAGCTTTAAACTGTTTTTCTGTTAACTCATGTATCTTACCGTTTACTAATCTAATTGTCAGTTTGTCGTCTACACCATATTCACCAATCACAATTTTACCTAACTTTGTTTCTGCAGATATGTTTAAAGTTATAATTGTGTTTGGGTATAGTGAGTTAACGTCATAACTTACTATACTTTTTTTGAGACCGCGTTCTGGCTCTCTAACATAACCACCAACGAGTGTATCTCTAATCTCTTCATTTTTAAAGGTGGGTATAACATACCCCTGCTTGTATGCCTGAAGATACATTGCACCTGTTACAATAGCAATCTTACCTAATGCTGCTTCAAAGTTAGTGCAACCCTTATACGCAAGTAGGCGTACAATTCGAAGATAGTTTAATTTTGCTTCTAGTTTTACAAGAAGCTGTACATCTTGAATATTGTAGTCTACAAAATTTTCCCAATCTTCATTAGCAAGGTTAGAGAGATTTGTAGCATTGATTGCTAATTTACCTTCCTTTAATTCATACTCACCGATATAGTTAAGAGAATAAGATTCACGTTCACCTTTTGCATACGCTCTATATATCTCCATATAGTCAAGACAACTCAAACCATATATAATCCATTTTCCTGTATTTCTACCAAAATTATCCATAATAGGTTTATAGTATAATTTTCCAACAGGTGAAAGTTGATTTATAAATTCATCACCCAGCAACCCACGAGCTCTATTTATAATATATGGAATATCAAATCGTTCAGAGTTCCACCCTACTAAAATATCTGGAGGGTCTATCTTCCAGAAATTCATAAACTTTTCAAACATCTCAAACTCTGTACGACAGCAATAATACTTTACGTGTTCATTCTTAGGTTTATATTCTTTTTCAACACCCCAGCTAAAAATTTCATCAGTTAGATTATTATGTATTGTAATTAGTATTACAGGGTCTTTAGCTAACTCAGGTATTGGAAACTCATTAGGGGAGTACGTTTCAATATCGAACGAATATATCTTTAATGGGTATTTACTAAAGTCTTTACCACCTACCTGTTCTTTAAACGCTTCAAGTAAAAACTGCTGCTCGCAAGACATATTACCGAACAAACGGCTCGTAGAAGTTTCTTTTACAAATTTACTACGCTCCATGTTATTCTTAAAAACTCTACGCTTTAAGTGAGTACGAAAAATACTAGTTGCGTCAGCAGGTGTTGCTGATTCTGTATACAAAAACGGACTAAACGGCACGTCTGTATCAATACGCTTACCATCTTCTGTCCAAGTTCGAAGTCTTATTGTTCCTTCTTTATTATCGTAAAATGCGTTTCGATACATGCATATATTATACGAGCTCTACTTAGTATATCTACGTAGAAAATCTTTATAAGCAAGCTCTAAACCTTTCGTGAACTCTGTATACTCAACATCTACAATGTTTTTAAGTAAAGTGTTATCCATCTTCTTTCTCGGTGTACCGTCTGGCTTTGTAGAATCTAAAATTATATCTCCTGCAAACCCTACGACGTTCTTGACCATCTCTGCAAGCTCTCTAATGGTGTACTCATCATCAGAACCAATATTTAACCAATCAGGCAAATCTGTTTTTGCTAAAAGTTTGACTATTATTTTTGCAAGATCATCAGCAAATAGAAACTCTCTCAACGGTGTACCGGTGCCCCACATTATTACATCTTGTTTGTTGTCAATTTTAGCTTCATGAAACCTTCTAATCAACCCCGGTAACACATGGCTGTTATCTGGGTGATAATTATCACCTTCACCGAAAAGATTACAAGGCATTACACTATGATAATCTACACCATATTGCTTTCTGTAGTACTGACATAGTTTAAGAGCTGCAATCTTGGCAATTGCATAAGCTTCATTTGTAGGTTCAAGAGGTGATGTTAATAATGAACTTTCTTGGATAGGTTGTTCTGCAAATTTAGGGTAAATACAAGAACTACCTAAAAATATTAATTTCTTAACACCTACTTTATAAGAAGAGTGTATTAAGTTAGAAGCTATAGTTAAATTATCATATATGAACTCTGCAGGGTAAGTATTATTTGCATGTATACCTCCAACCTTAGCTGCAGCTATAATTACTGCATCAGGTTTTGATTCTTGCAACCAGGTATTTGTAGAAAGTTGATCTCGAAGATCAAGTTCTTTACTTGTTTTTTTTAAAACAATAACACCATCTTGCTCAAGACGTTTGCATATTGCTGAACCAACCATTCCTGTATGCCCTGCAACGTATACTGTTTTCATATTAATTTTTCTCTTTATTAGCTAGCTTGAGGTCACTCTCAACCATTATACTTGCAAGTTCTCTTACGTTTACTGTTGGTTGCCAATTTAATGTTGTTTTTGCCTTTGTATAATCTCCTAAAAGAAGATCTACTTCTGTAGGTCTAAAATAACTAGGATCTATTTCTATTAAAGTCTTGTTTGTCTTAACGTCGAAGCCAACCTCTTCAACCCCTGTACCTTTAAACGCAATCTCAACACCAAGACTATCAAATACATACTTGCAAAAATCTCTAACTGTAGTAGTCACGCCTGTAGCACAAACATAATCATCGGGAGTTTCTTGCTGTAGAATACGCCACATCATATCTGTATATTCAGGAGCGTATCCCCAATCACGCTTAGCGTCTAGATTACCCAACTTTAGTACAGATTGTGATCCTACTGCAATTCTAGTCGCTGCACGTGTTATTTTTCTACTAACAAACGTTTCACCTCGCCTTGGGGATTCATGATTAAATAGAATGCCGTTAGAGGCATGAAGACCGTAAGCTTCTCTATGATTTACAATACTCCAGTAACTAAACATTTTTGCTACACCATATGGAGATCTTGGATAAAATGGTGTTTTTTCAGTCTGAGGGGTCTCCTGCACTTTACCATAAAGCTCACTGGTAGATGCTTGATAAAATCTTGTTTTCTTTTCTAAACCAACTTTACGTATTGCATCTAAAAATCTCAATGTGCCTACCGCATCTACTTGTGCGGTATATTCTGGTATATCAAAAGATACTTTAACGTGACTTTGCGCTGCCAGGTTGTATATTTCATCAGGCTCAATAAGCTCTAATAAAGAATATATACTACCTGTATCAGTCAAATCACCGTAATGTAATTTTAAATTCTCATGCGAGTAAATATGTTCAATACGGTGTGTATTAAATGATGATGATCTACGCATCATACCGTGAACAGCGTAACCTTTTTCAAGTAACTGTTCTGTTAGATACGACCCATCCTGACCTGTAATGCCTGTTATTACTGCTGTTTTCATTAGATAAGATATTTACGTTCCTTGCTTCCAAACGGGGTAAAATAAGCCTCAACCGTTTTTTCTATATTACATTCACTCTCAAGCCAGTATGTTTCTGCATGAGCTCTAGATTTTTTGCATATATCTGCGTAACGTGTTTGATCTTTTAAAGCCCATTTTATTGAGTCAATAAATTCATCACCTGTCTTGTATTTCAAGAGGGCTTCTTTATATGGGGCAAGATCAGGGCATACGCATGGTATACCAACTGCCCCAGCTTCTGTCAATTTAATATTACTCTTAGCATTATTGAAATTATTATCTAATAATGCTGCAAACGTAAGCTGAGCGCCAGATTCAGCTACAGCACGAGCATAATCCGGCAATTTTGTCCATGGTCTAAATTCCATCTCACCTTTTTCAATGAAAGGTTTAACCTGAAACGGAAACGACCCGTAAAACACCCACTTATACATTGTACGGGTGTGTATTATTTGCTGCACTACCGGTGAAAAGTCATCGACAAAATTAGCTCTACCGGTTACATCAACATGTGTACCGGAAGCAAAGACTGCAATAACTGGTTTCTTTTTATTCCTTTCATACAACTTGACTCTATCACCAAGATTGTAATATCTATCCCACCACCACCTGAAAAGATAATTTGGTATATAAGTAGCTTTTGTATTGCCTGTCTTAGAGATATAATAATCTCTCATAAACTCTGATGGAACTGTAATCTCATCTGCAAGTTGCATTATCTCAATAATGCTATTGCGTATTTCTGTAGGCATAAACGCACCTTTATTTTTATTATAAAGAGGTATATCTTCACCTAAGACGATATCATCAACTTCATATATTATTTTAAACCCCATCTTTTCACTTAACTTTTTAAGTTGTTGTGCAAATTGAAGCTGTATAGGTGTTGCTTGACGTTGAAGTTTAACAGCTTTTATACCATGATAAAACCTCTCATCCAAAACCATTTGTGTGAGTTCATGCACTACACCTTTTTCATATAAATTTATAACAAAGTTAGGTCCTAAACATCTCCAAAGAGCACAACCACCGTAATCAGCAAGGTAATTTATAGCTCGTGGTAATTTAGCACCTGGAACATCCGTAATATCAGATTTCTTTTTTTGATTTCCTGCAAAATCAGGCGCTAGCAACATTGATGATGGTATATTCAATGGTAAACCTATTGGTGCACCAATAACGTTCCTTACATTATACTCGTGAGCTTTATATTCCATATTTATTTAGATATCTTGTAATAAATAGGTTGCACCGTTACGTTTTTCAAGATTAATAATCTTGTCTACACGATTTAATAATGACTGACCTCGATGTGTTATTATATAACTACCTTCACCAAAGTCTTTATTACGTTGAACAAGTAGGTCCAAGACGAGTTCTACACCTTTATCATCAAGCGATGAGTCTAACAATTCATCATAGAACGTAGTATTAAACACTGTTTCACCTTGCAGTCTTTTCATGTCCATAAACGCAAATAAACACGCTAGGTCTATACGCTTTCTCTCCCCACCTGAAAAATTAAAATATGAGCATTCATTCTTCTTCTCATCTGTAATACACTCTTCAAAAAATTCATTAAACTCACACTTTACAGGAGCTTGTAAATGAGATAGATAAAAATTGATCTTACTGTTTAATACTTTCAATATTTTCTTGATAAGAAATGACTTTACACCTTCTTCAGAAAGGACATACTTTACACAATCTAGTATTTTAAGTTCACTTTCAATATTATTGACATCTATCTCAGATAAGTTTATGTCTTTTTGTATTTGTTCTTTTTGTTCATTTAGTAACGTGTTTGTATCAGATTGTTTTTGCTTTAAACTTAAATTTAAATCTGTTATATACTCTTTTACATTTTCAATTTTTGTAGTTAATACTACCTCAGCTCGTTGAAATGTAGATACACTGTTTCTATTGTCGTTCTGTTTTGTTTCTATACTCTTCAAACCAGTTCGAAGTTTGTCGTATAGTTCGTCAAGTTCTTCTAACTTCCCGTTAAAAGCTGTTTCATCAATATTATTAATTTGAGTTTTTAAATTTTCTGTTAGATGATCACAATTACTATCTACATCAAAAGCTCTCTTGCATGTAGGGCACGGTTTAGTAGAGTCAAGTAATTGCTTTAATTGTTCTTTTAAGATTTTTTTCTCTGTAAGTGTTTGTGCTTTCTTTTCTATTAGCTCTTTACGTTTAGCGTTTAATTTAACACACTTATCTTCAATTTTTTTAATATCTTCTGTAAAATCTTGAACAGTAACAGACGTCTTACCTAACTTTAATAGACTACTTTCTAACTCTACAAGAGTTTTATTTTTTTCATCAAGTGATGATTCAATCTTTGCAATACTGTCTTGTTTTTCAATATCAAAAATATTAATCTGCTTTTCAATATTAGAAAACATATTAAGATTATTAGTATGCTTAGATCTAGCTAAATCATAACCATGTTTTAATTCATTATAATCTTCTCTAGCTCTTAAAAGCATTTGAGAAAAAACTTCTAATTGAAGCATGTTTTCAATATACTTTCTTTTATCAACTTTACTCTGCGCCATAAACGGCACAGTATTATTAATTGACATTACTACCGAATTTTGAAATACTTTACTACTACAATTTATAAGATCTTGTAGATACTCAGTAGACTTTGCCATGGTTGACAGAGTTACGTTTTCTTTATTTTTGTAAATAGAACACTTTGTAGGTGATATACTTCTTACAATCACATACTCATCTTGAGTACATTCTGTCTTTACTACAAAAGACAATTCTACTTTGCAATTTTTACCTGTGGTATGATTTACAGTTTGTTCTTTTGAAATATCTCTAAGAGGTGTACCGTACAAAGCAAAGTGCACTGCATCAGTTATAGTAGATTTACCTACACCATTCTTACTATCTTCTTTATCATAGTTTCTACCAGTAATAATATTTACATTATTATCTAGAGGTAGTTCAAGAGCATTACTACCAACAGATAGAAAATTTTCTATCTTTATATTTTTTAAAATAATTTGCTTCATATTATTAGTTAATAGTTTGAAATGTTTTGTAGTATTCTACACATTTATCAAAAACATGTTTCTTTGAAATTTGTACTTCTAGTAAATCTATATATTCTTTCAATGTATCTTCAATTGATATTAATCTTGTTTCTTCAAGCTCACCTACAACAGTAATATCACTAGGTACATCATAATCAACTTTTAATTGTAGAGGCTGATACGAGTTAAACTTTGTTAATAAAGCATCTACATTAGCTCCGTCAAATTTAACATCTACAATAATCTTTACATAATTTGAATGTAGTGAACCTTTAAGAGCTTTCAAAGCTACTGTTCCATTTTGTAGTTCAGATATACTTACCTTAACATGCTTTGATGATACAGTGTTTTCTATAAGCGTTGTTTCAAGCTTTCTGGTGTTGATTATAGTTATACCTTTTTGACCGTCTCTATCTCCCCAATCAAGCTCAAGAGGTGAACCAAGGTATATAACCGCTTTACTGTCTTTATATACTCTTTCCTGACGTAAGTGAAAATGCCCAGTTAAAACAGTATGACATTTATCTAGAAGGCTTAATCCATCCCAGCCATGATCACAATGCATATTGGTATTCATTTTAAAGTTTAACAATTCAAAATGACCAACAACTACATCGACATTAGGTATATCACTGAGCTCAGTACCCCATGGACAAAACGCAAAAGATCTACCACCTATATTTTTCTGTACTAACGTATCAAATATTCTAACGTTATTAGATTCTAATACTGAAATAGAATTGATTTTAGAGTTGTCTCTATAATAACAATCGTGATTACCAGTAATTGCATCAATTTCAAAATCTTTTAAAATATCAAAAAATCGCTTGGCTGTATGTAGAGTAGACACGCTTATTTCATGACGATTATGAAAAATATCACCAGCAATGATAATATTTTTTATATTCTTAGACTTAAGCGTGTCTCTTATCCATTCTGCAAGCTTAATATGTTGATCGTGCCAAAGAGCTGAGTCCTGATGTACTCCAAGATGAATATCAGAAATGCAAGCTATATTTAAATCATCATACTTTGCCATTAATCGATGGTAGTCTCTTTATGTGTGTTTTTCTACTCTGTTTCTTCAGCAAATTCAACTGTCTCAGCCTCTACATGATCATCGTCATAATAACTATTGCCTTCATCCTCACACTCTCTACGATTCTTTCTAGCAGGCAACATACCACCCTCTGCTAAAGCACTATAAACATCTGCCTGATATCTACGCATAGTGTCGTGTTCTTTCTTCTCTCGCTTGATCCGATTCTGAAACGCTCTATATGCAACTTTAGTGAAATAACTAAACGGGTTATAGCCACTATCTACTTTAAATCTATTTCTCATCAACGCTGTCATCATTTTGATTACTGCGTCACCAATCATTTCTTCTTTGTAGGAATAATTTATAAAATTCTGTGCATACCCCAAACGTGTAGCAATCTTTTGTATTGAATCTGCTAAACTTTCAGGTATTACTCCACATGCATAATATGCTTTTATACTTTCTTCCATTTCTTTTGGATCAACATAGTTAGGTTTCAACTCTTCCTTTGTTCTCCTAATACGCTTTTTTGGTTTATCTAATAAGTCACCTAAATCTATTGAACTTATATCGTCATCTATGAGAGAATCTGTTTGTTTTTTAGTTGTTGTTTTCATTGGGTTCTTTAATAATTTTTGTACTGTGTGGTATACTCTCAGAATCGTAAAGTGAAATTCTTTCAAAAAGATGACTGTTGCCGTACCGCATGTCGTCACCTATATCAAATATAGTCGCTTGTTTCTTGCTTGAATGTAACCGTAAGCTTCTCCCTATACTTTGAATTATTTTTATTTTAGCTTTTCCAATACTAGCAAATACTATGTAATGTAAGTTGCGAATATTTACACCTGTACTAAAAATTTTAGATATAGCTACACACACTACATTATCATTTGTTTCCATTAAATTGCGAACTCTCTCACGCTCTTCAAGCTCGACAGACCCACATATAAAGTAAACTTCTTTCTTGGTATTTGCTTTTAGCTGTTCAAGTAAAATCTCACCATGAACTATACGATCTACTAATATTAGTGTATTTTTTGTTAAAGAATCTGCCAACGTTTGTATTGTCTTGTTGCGAAATTTATTGTGTTGAAGGAACTCTAATTCCTGTTCATAAGCAGCTGTTGGATTTGAACTATTGCTTGCTTCAATGTATGGCACATTTGCATACATCATTTTAAGTATTACTACTCGCACACTTGAGATATAATTCAACTCACGAAGGTCTATACTTTTCTTTTTATATATAATATCACCCAATTGACCTATTATATGCCATCTATCTATGTTCTCGTCTGGCATAGTACCTGTTAAACCATACCTCATTTTTGCAGGTATTTTTGCAACTAGTTTACTTATTTTATTAGACTGCTTTAATTTATGTACTTCATCTATAACAAGTAATTGTATATTTTTTAAAATGCTTGTATCTTGTTTCTCAGACAACAAGATCTGACTGTTAGCAACTATTATACTTGCATCAGGGTTAGGCTCATGAGAGCCAGTCCATTTAGTTATTCTTGATTCATCTATACCATACTCAATAAAGTCACTACAAGATTGCATTACTAATTGCAAATCTGGTACAAGTATTAGCGTTTTAAAACTTGATGATAATTGATCTTGTATACTAGATACAAGAGTAGCCATTACTAATGTCTTACCCGCGGATGTTGGTAGTACAATTACACCGCTACCTAAATCAAGAGCTTGCTCAACACATTCAAGTTGATAATCTCGTAAAGGGATTTTTAAAGTTGTTACAATTTTTGAATCAAGACGAGGTATATTACCTGCAGTCTTAAAAGCATTTGTATATTCAACATTACAAGATACATGCTTACTTTTTATGTATCTTAAAATCTCATTATGCAATCTCAAATCAAACCTACCCTGAGGTGTAATTGCATATATTCTAGATGAAGGTCTCCAACCAACAGAAAAACGTCTTTTAAATTTTTGTGTTTTATCTTCAACAGAAAAGAACTCCCTTACCTCCTGCAAACAGTCTGATGTGAGGATTGCTTTCTTTCTGCCTGAATCAAAATCAAAAATAACGTTTATCATGTTGTTTCCAATCTAATGATTTCTATTAAATTTTTGATATCGTAACTTACGCTTCTAAAGTTAGCTTCAATCTTTGAAAGATACTCTACAAGAAGTTCATTCTCAGTAATCTGTTCATCAATTTTAATAATAACACTATGTTGTTCTGCTGAACTGTAAGCACTTTTTGATGTAAGGTTTATTGGACTTTCATCTTGAAGCTTTTGAACTACCTTGTGTATAGCTTGTTTACGGGTTTTTTGTAATTTTGATATTTCAAATTTATGATGCATTAATCTTCCAACCCAATAATGTCTATGTACAGGTAAATCCATCTGTACTTGTTTCATATTAAACTCGTCAACAGATACTACCTTTGTGAGTTGGTTATGATAACGCTCAAAAAGTGTTTGTTCTGCTGCTGGAGTTTCCTGTTCAGTCATATTATTTAATAAATTAAATAATAGCTGCTTTTCCAAACATTTCAACTAACAACCTTAAATAATAGTATCGTTATGATAAATTTTGACAAACTAGTTAATGCAATATTAGAAACAACAATGGCAAGTGTTGGTATGGCACCTAGTGATACTGTTTTTTCAAGTGGTAAAGTGTATAACGATGGAGATGCACGAGTTGCTAGCCTTATTGGTGGTGGGAAGATAATTAAAAGATCTCAACCAGAACTATTAACAACTACCCTCTATAAAGGTCTTAAAAAAACAACCAATAAGAAGAATAAGAAAAAGCATCACAGATGAGTAACTACAATAAAAACAAAGGGAAGAGTTATGAGCGTACATTAGCAAAAAAATTGACAAGTATTTTTCAACTTAATTTTGAACGTATACCTAATAGTGGCGCTTTTGTTGGTGGTAAAAACAATTTTAGAGCTAATAAGTTAACAAGTAGTCAGCTTCTTTTATGTTCAGGTGATATAATTGTGCCTAATGAATTATCACATGTAGATTTTGAATGTAAGTTTTATAAAGAATTTGCTTTTAGCAGTCTTTTTGATAATTGCGAGCAATTAAACAACTGGCTTGAACAAGCTAAAAATACAACTAAACCATTATGGTTTTTATGTATAAAGATAAATCATAAAGGTGAATTTATTGTTTTTGATAAGAAACATACACAATTATACTCCAACCAAGAAAACTTTATGGTTTATAAAGACGCTTATATTTTTGTAAAAGCAGACAATTTTATTGAGAATAATAAAGAAAAAATATTAAGTAATCAAACTATATAATATGGCTCAACAAAGTAGATGTGTATATTGCGGTAGCGGTAATTTCGGTTCAGGTTGCAGATATAGCCCGAACAGTATACACGTCCACCCAGATGACCCTAAAAAGTGTAGTTACTGTGGCAGTATGAACTACGGAAAGGGATGTAGATATGGCCCCGGTGGTATGCATGTACATGGTATACAGTTCAATGGTATGTTTAAAGAGCACATAGAAAGTGCTTTAATGAATAATATTCTTCTTCAACTACTAACCAAACCATATGAAGAATTTGATGCATATAAACTAGGTGTAATTAATAAAGAAGGTACTTGTATAAAGAGACCAGATTCTATAGAAGAACATAAATCTTACAGCCCTGAAACACAAACTATTATATCAATTAAAAAGATGTTGGGTACAAAAGTAGATATATTGACTTCCAGACTTCAATTAGAAAATACAATTTCAACACGCAATATTCCGCAGGAGCAATTATTTTATTATGAAGAGCAACTTACAGGTATATTCAACGATCTTGCACAGGTGATGGATCAGGCTATTCGCGATAATATTCCACTAAATACTATCTTTAACTTTATAAAGTCGTAAAATCTCATATAATCAATATATGAAAAGAACATTTCCTCAGCACCGAGTTCTTGTTATTGATGGAATAAAGTGCCTAGAGCAGGCAGCAAAACAAGCGCTTCAGACCGCGCGCTCAATGAATTTAAATCTAAAAGCTCATAAAGATCTTTTGAATCTTATATATCACTATTTTGTCACTTCTTCTCTAGATCTAATAAACAGTGAAAGTCTAAAGTTCAGATCTACAATCGTATTTTATCAGTCAGAATTTAAAAGTCAACAGTTAAAGTTGGACTTTTTGAACATTCTAGTTAAAAAGATAGAAAAGACATCTCCAATACCGGTATTCTATCTCTCACGCCGCGACGACGTTGAGTTACCCTGCGCTGCTGAAAGACGTCTTGAAGGTGTAAAGTCTACAGCAAATGCATTAAATCGCTTTGTTATCAACAATAATTTAACAGCATTAAAGAAAAGACTTAAATCTAAATCATCAATTTTTGCTAGTAATGATACGTTTGAGAATAAATAAAAATAAGTAATATGAGAAATTTATCTGAAGAACACTTAAACGAAAAAAAGAAGAAGGGATTTGTACCTTTTCAAAAGGGAGTAAATCCATTTGCTAAGAAAGAAAAAAATAGTGAAGAAGATAAAGATGACTCAAAAAGCAGCTCTAAGAGCGGCAATCCATTTGCAAAAGGTGGTAGTTTGTATGCAAAAGGTCACTCAGCTAAGAAAAAGAAGATTGGTAAAATGAAAGTTGCATGCGAAAAGTGTAACACACCAATATCTAATTTAACTGAATCGCGTGATCAATTTAGGTTAAAGCTTCGCGGTTTCTGTGAAAGCTGCAATAAGTTTAAGGTTGCATATATAAACGATATGAATGCAATTGCAGCAAGTGGTAAACGTTTTGATTATCTCGTAAAAGAAAATTTACCAGCTGGAGTAGCTCAACCAGGTCTACCTGCGAATGCTAACTCACAACAGCAAAAGCCAGCGGCACCAGGAACAACAACAGCTCCTGCACCATCTGCAGCCCCAAATTCTGCTCAATTACTACAAAAGCCTGAAGTACAGGCTGCAGCGTCTGCATTTGCAAAAATGATAGGTCACACTACAGATGATCTACATCAAATGCTTACAACCAATAAGAATCTTACCAACACACCTCCTGCTGCAGCCCCTACACCTGCAACCACAGCTCCAGCTGCATCAGCTGCACCAACAGGTCAAGTACCGCCAACAACACAGGCGCCAAGGTAATATATGACACACGTTGTAGTACAGTTAATAAAATTGCAGGAACAGATACGTATATTGCATTGGCAGACTAAAGCATACAGTAGACATGTAGCCTACGGCACTGCTTATGCTGATTTAGGTGAATCGCTTGACACTCTAGTCGAGACGTATCAAGGGAAATATGGTAGATTAGTCTTTCAACAAAACACATTTGATATTATAGATATAGACAATGTAAGGATATCTGAATTGATAGATATGACTATTGATACTCTTCAGATCGAACTACCTTCTTTATTAAATACTACAAAAGATACAGATCTTTTAAACATACGAGACGAGATAGTTGGACATTTAAATAAATTTAAATACATCCTGACGTTGAAGTAGTATATATTTATAGTATATTAACTTACATGAGCGATCGTGTAACACTAAAATTAACAAATAGACAAGCTAACTTACTGCTTCAATCACTACTATTCAGCTGTACATCAGATATTACAGCTGATTGGGATTCAGATGACTTGAGAGATATGGTGGGTGTTTCAAAAGTTATTGAAAAAGAAATAGATGATATTGATCTTGAGAAAATTCAAGCATATGCATATCGAACTAAAAAAGGAGAAGCCCCTGTGTTTGAGGATGAGTGGACGAAAGATATATTAGAACATTTCAAAAGAAATATAAAAGTTGTAGATGTTACTTCTCAAGTGTCTAATATTGATTAATATATGAAAGATCATCTAGAGATATCTGAGAGTTTTTATAGTGTTCAAGGTGAAGGTATATCAACAGGTATACCTGCTTACTTTATAAGGTTAAAATCCTGCAATCTTCGCTGCGGTTTACTTGCACAAGAGATTATATCTCTTACAAAAGAGATGAAGAGTACTGAAGAATATGTTGCTGGTGGTAATCTGATTGGAGCCCTTCAGCGTGAAGGTAAGGCTACATGGACGTGTGATAGTGCACCTGTATGGGTCAAGGGTAATTACAAGCCGTTTCAATATCTTGTTGATGATTGGGTTTCTTTAGGCATCTTAGAGAACGTTAAGAATGGGTTGGTTCATTTGATATGGACTGGTGGTGAACCTACAATACCCAAGCATCAAAAAGCTATTGTAGAGTTTCTTGAGTGGTTTGACCCAGAAGGTAATACATTTAATGAAATTGAGACAAACGGTACAATACGTATTGACGATGCATTATTGAATAGACTAGATCAAATAAACTGTTCTGCTAAATTAGATAATAGCGGTATGTCTAAAGAGATGAGAATCAACCCTGAAGCTATTCAGATTATTAAGACTCATAAGAACCATAGTTTTAAGTTTGTAGTAAGTACAGAAGATGATATAAAAGAAGTGTTTGCAAGTTATATTGAACCGTTTGATATAACTATCAAGAGTGTTTGTATGATGCCTGGCTTGGATAAGCAGGAAGACTTTCACGAGCGTACAAATTTTATCTTAGAGATGTCTAAAAAATATGGAATTAGAGGTCTACAACGTTTGCATATATCTGCATGGGGTAGTTGTACTGGTGTGTAGTTTGTTATAAGTTAACTTTATGAAAATAGCTTTTATGGGTAGTGCATGTAGTGGTAAGACTACATTAATTGAACAGTTTATTAAAAATTGGCCTAATTTTAAGAAGTCAGAAAAAACTTACAGAGACTTAATTTTAGAGAAAGGTCTAGATATTAATAAACAAGGTACTAAAGAGTCTCAATCTATTATTCTAGATGCTTTAATAGAAGAAATTAATACAGCTACACCTAATACAGTATTAGATAGATGTGTTATAGACAATGCTGTACATACGTTGTGGTTGCATGCTAATAAGAAGGTCACTGATGATTTTGTAATAACTACAAAATACAAGATACGCGATGTAATATCAAAATATGATATTATTTTTTATGTACCAAGAAGTAGAGAAATTAAATTAGAAGAAAAAGAAAACAGAGAGATTGACGAAGCGTATATTGATGAAATCGATAATATTTTTAGCGCTGTTGTAGGTACATATGAAAGAGGTAAGGATATATTCTTTCCTTTAGACAATTGTCCTGCTGTTATAACACTAAACGGACCACCTGATCTTCGCTGTGAGATGATAAAGTTGTATCTCAAGTCAGATGGTGCTTTTTTTACTGAACAAGATGGTAGTTTAATCTATAGCTAAAATACAATATATCTCATAAATAAAGATATATTGTATGAGATTTAATGAGTTGTATAGTTTTGCAGTCAAACGACATATTCTTTCGGAGGCTATAATAGATTCATGGACAAAATCGTTTGTTGAGTATTTTAACTCAATATCTCCAGATTCTATAAAACGTGTAGGTGATGATGCTATAAAAGTCGGTATGACAGCAGGTTCTGGTTCTTATCGTGTGCCAGAAAGCGCTATTTCAAGTACAGGTAACAATGCACCTACGTTAATTATATTGTCTATATTTTTTGGAGATAATAAAGCAATTGTTGCATCACCGCAAAGTATACCGGGGGCTACATTAACTGATGCAACCAAAAAAGAGTTACCAGCAATTCTTTCTAAAGATACAATTAAGAATTTGTTAGTATCAGGTCAAAAACCTGACAACACGAAATATGCTAGTACCTCTCCCCCTACAGGTTTTGGATCTCTAGAAGAGATATTATTAACATTGTTTACGCGATGGGCTGCTCCCACGGGTCCAGGTAAGGAGTTTATTGATATATACGAAAAAGATGGTGCTAACCAAGAAGCTTTTCTTAACCAAGTAGGTGACAACCCACGTATACCAGCTCTTATACGTAAAGCTTTAAGAGGTGATACTTCAGATGCAGTCTCTATTAACACTATAATCTCACATAGTTTATGGCACGGTACAGCTCTAGCTATTGCATCTCATCACAATGATACAGAAAACTCAAAAGCTGCAGATAGTTATGGTGTGTTCTTACATGAATATCAAGAGTATCTTACACGTGCTGGTTTTATGTTCAACCCGACAATGAGCTTTCTTAAGACTGCATCACAAGCAGGCAAGACTTTTAAGGCGCCATGGCTTGCTGGTATAAGAAAGAATTTTAAAGCTGATGACCCCGAGTCTAAAAATATTATAGACAATATAAGTTCTATCAGTGAAAGTTTATTGACTTTTTGTAAAAACGTTCTCGGCCAGTGGAAGACGTTAATTGACCCATCTTTAACAGCTACACCAACAGCAGATAATTCTGCTATTGAAAATAACCCTGCAGGTACTGCTCCAGTTTTTAGTTCTGCTACCAAGAAAACTGTGAATGAAGGTCAGTTAGATGCAAACATTCTTGCAAGAATGTATTACAATATCTTAGAAGGGATTTTTAAGTTTGATAATACATCTCTTGAAGCGTATATAGGTGGAGAAGATCAAATAGTTAATTACCCACAGCTTAAAGCTGCCACTGCTGATGTTATTCAGAGTATAAAAGATATAAATTCTGTATCTAAAAAATACGGACTAAGTAGAGAATATGCTAATATTTTAGCAAGATTAGAGACTATATCAAAACCAGCAGAACTTCCAAGCGGGCTACAAACGTTACAAGGTGTAGAGTCAGGATTAAAGACTATCGCTCAAGGAATGAGCAATATCTAACTACTTAGGTTTTGAGATAGTGTATACTTTACAATACCTTCTGTCTCAGAAAAAGAATTACTCACTATAAATTTCCAATTAAATTCGTTAAGTTTTAGCTTACAGCAAACTTCATTTACGTCTTTAAATTTAGAAAATTTTTCAGGCCATATAAAGACTTTATGGCCTGCTTTTAGCTTATTTTTAATCTTCTTGGCAAGAGAGTTATTATTTTTATCATTATCGTAGATAAAGATTTTTTGATAACCTATGCAGTTATCTAAAAAGTGTTGCTGTTTTTCTGTTAAGTCTGTACCTGCCATAGCAACACCGTTTTGAACAAACATACTATCAATAGGCCCCTCGAAGATAAAGATATAAGGTATTTCTTCTTTAATTCTATCTTCACCGAACAAACATTTTTCACCCTCTTTGGTTAAATATTTCGGAAACTGAGTAGAAGTGAGTGCACGTGACTGATAGCATGCAAGAGTGTTATGTTGATCAAAAAACGGTATAACAAGTCTATTTGTATGAAGCTTATCATCAAGAGAAAGATAAAACTTACTACAACGATTTACAGAAGTAAATAATTGTCGCTGAGTGCAATACTCAATAGCGTTTATAATCTTCTTGTACTCTCTTTTCTTAGTACTATAGAAGTTAATTTGATTTTGATCTTCTAAGTCAACGCAATTGTCAGGTAATTGACGTACATCTGCTATTGTTTCAGATATACATTCAACAACAGTCTCTGGCTTAAATTCAGTTGCGTAATTTTTTGTATCAGCAAGTATCTCTGTATAAGATTTATTAGTTACTTGTTGAAGCCACTGAACTTCCTTCCACGATTGAGAGCAATTAAAGCAATAAAAATATCGCTTATCAGGAAAGTAAAACAACCTTCTTTTGCGTCCAGCAGAAGCCCCTTCATTGCATATACAGCATTCTGCATTGTAGACTTTTTGATTTCTTTTATATACAGGCCTTTTGCAGTATGTATATAAATTCTGAATGACGTAGTCTACGGGTAATATACTCACCTGTATATTTTAAATTCTTTTACGCTGTTAAGCAAGATAAAACTAATATTGTTGTCGTTGTTGTTGAGCATTATTGCTCTTAGCTTGTATAACTATCGTATTCAATGCATTTGCAGTGTCTAATAAATAACCTGCTGCAGCTTCAATGTTTGATTTTACCACTTTACTGATACCATCAAGTGCACCTCTGTTAACTCTAGTAAAATAACTCTGTAGAGACTCTTCGTCACCTAAACCGTTTAATGCATCTGCCATCTTTACCAACCCAGCTATCTTTTGCCTAACTTCCTCAATATCTACACCTGGAGATTGAGGCATAGGCTTCACATCATCAAACCTGTCAGGTGTAGGTATATTATCTGCACTTCCTGCCTCAGGCTGTACTTCAGGAGCAACTGCAGCTGGTTGCTCATCAGTAACATCTTCATTAAATAAATTCTTAACAAGTACATCAAACTTCATAGGTAAATATATTTATGCTTAACTCTAACAAAATTTTCTTTATTATAACAGTTTTATTTATATGGTTTAGGACAAATTTTGTATTTTATTACTATAATCTGTTCACAGGTAAAATACTTCAAGTACCAGAAAATCTTACATATCCTGAATTTTTATATCAAAAGTATAAAGGTGGCGATAGATTTACACGTTTCTTTGCAAGATTAATCTCGTGTTGGAAATGTTTAGCTTTTGTATTATCAGTATTAGTGACGTGCAATATACATATATTTACTGTATACGTGTGTTCTTTGATAGGTTACAGTGTCATATCTAAATTAAGTTCAGATGTACAGTAGCCATCTAAAATCTGTGTACAATACTCTGTAAGATCTGTACACAATATCTTCTCACAACTTGAAGTAGATCGATCAAACCATAAAAGATAACAGTTTTTAATTCTAATGTTTGTATATCTTTCTATTATAAGCTTATAGAAAGATTGCTGTAGACTATAAGAGTTTAAATCACTGACATCAAGATGTGCTATTGCAGGATGTATAAATTTTTCCTTATATGGATTGCGATGTGTAAATTTTTTATTTGTTTTAAAATCGTATATTTCAAAACAATTCTCTTGCTCATTAAATGCAAGCATATCAACCATACCGCAAATACAGCTGCGCTCGTAATCACCTATAACAAGCTCACTCCTAATAGGCACAATATGTTGACTACGGTCATACATACCGTGGAATGACTTAATAAATGTAGCAAGTAACTTGCGCATTTCGGTATGTTTTTCTGCACCAAAAATATTGATCATACTTTGTTGATCATATTTTTTAATTTTATTACTCCAGTAATTTTCAATATAACTGTGTAATAGTGTACCAAGTTGAGTTGAAAAGAGAGCGTTATCTTGCCATTCCTTTAAAATAACCTCTTGATCTACATTGCGTTGTTTAGCTTTATGCTTTGACCACTTATCATTATCAAACGCTGCTTTACATTTACTAATTACTGATGTAATTGAAGTTGTAGCAGGTTTTCCGTTTATAAAGTATCTATGTTCACTATCCAAGAACTTAATACAATTAAATTTATTTAAATCTTTTATTACGTTTAACATCTATTTTTTTATTCCATTTCTTTAAATTACATGCACAATTCTCAAAAAAACTACAGTAGTTACAAAATCGATCATTATTGAGAAATATATCAGGTCTCAAGCATACATTATGTGTCATATCTGCAACACATTCAGGTTTATTGAGATCTACTTTTACAGGTGCATATTCTGCTCTTATACTTTTGTTTATGAGTTCTTTATCATTAATAACATCATTAACAACTTTACGTCTTCTTCTGCGTAGCATTTGCTCCGATGTAAAAAAAGTCTTGATATACTTTTTTATAATTGCGAAAGGAACATCTACTACATTTTGATTATTATATTTTAACCTAATTTCACTCTCTGTATGTCCTGTTTTAAGAAGTTTACATACATCTCTTGAAATGTAGTTATTACATAATTCTTCAACAGTGCTAAATTTTAATTTATGCATCAATTTGACAGCTCTTTCATGAGAGTATCTACATGTTTTGTTAGATAACAAGCATGTCAGTTGATAATATACCTTTGCTATTCTTAGCTTTTTCTTTTTCTTGCGTTTTTTCTTTTTTAAAGGTATTTTACGCGTTTTTAGTTTTGGTACTTTAACTTTTGGCACTTTCTTAATCTTCTTAGGTGTCTTAGTTATTGGTACTTTCTTGACAGTCTTTATTTTTTTAGGTACTTTTTTTATCTTTTCAGGTACCTTAGCTTTTGGTACCTTTTTTACTGACTTTGGCACCTTCTTTAGTACTTTAGCTTTTGGTACTTTTTTTACTGACTTTGGCACCTTCTTTAGTACTTTAGCTTTTGGTACTTTTTTCGGCACTTTCTTGTTGTTTACTACAGTTTTTTTGTTGGTACGCTTTGCATCTACGTTAGTAACTTTTAACTTTTTGTTTATTTTTTTAACTTTAGAAACTACTTTAGTTCTACGATGCATGTGTAATATATATACTGTTGTTTACTTTTTACAAAAAAAAGAGGGATATTTTAATCCCTCTTTTAACTAGACTGGTACCAAAATTTAACGCTTAGAACGAATACGTACAAACCTACCAAACCGATCTCTAACATTATAGAACTTAGGCTGTAGTACTGCAGAGCAGGTACGATCTACAATACCAATAAGATTATACTTGTCCATATTAATACAGCGCTTGAGTGCCTCAATCTTAGTTTCGCGTGAGCAAGAACCAGTTACATTTTCAATTGTCTTTATTGTGCAGTTATTCATATAACGTAATAATATATTAAAATACACTACGATCAAGCTTTTATTTTAAATTCTACACCGCTAAGAGCACACAAACTATAACCACCTGCATAACTAACTGAACTCTGTAGAGCCTGAGTAATCTCATGCAAACGCGTTTGTAAATCTACCTCCACATCAATTGATATAGTACGACCTTCTATATGGTCGTTTTTTTGCTTGGCAGCCAAGCTAGTGGAGCCGTAATAAACCTTTTTACCATCTACTACACCTGCAGGCGAATCACTACAACCAGCAAATATACCGCCTGCCATAACCATATCAGCTCCTGCAACAAGCGCTTTAGTTATATCACCGGGGTATCTTACACCTCCATCCGCTATTACACTACAACGCTTTAAAGCACTAACACAGTCTTGTATACATGTAAACATAGGTATATGAAAACCGGTTTGTAGTTTTGTTGTACATATAACACCCGAACCAATACCAACTTTTACTGCATCTGCACCATTATCTTCAAGGTATTGAGCGCCCTCAGATGTAGCGACGTTACCAGCAATTACATACGCATTTGGTAGTACTCTTTTAATAAGCTCTATCTGTTTGCTGACAGCACGACTGTGACCGTGAGCCACATCAATAGTGACGTAGTCAACTTTTTTACCTTGAAGGCTGTTGATCTCAGTAGCACTCTCTTGAGAAACCCCTGTACTAATACTTACAATATTAAAATTTTGCTGTTCTGCATAATCAACAAAATCAACGGTAGTGTTGTTGAATCGATGCATAACATAAAAATAACCTTGTTGATCGAGTTGCTTTGCCCAGTTATAGTTAATTGTAGATACCATATTTGCAGGTACTACTGGTAGTTTAAAAACGTTGCTACCAAGCTGTCTTGACACAACAGCTTCTTTGCGAGATGCAAGCTTACACTCTCGCGGCATTAGGAATACATCATCGTAACATAAAGCTTTTTGCATATGTTACATATTATATTATATCTTTATGTCTTAATACACTTATTTCGTTGTATTTTTAAGTGCTTCAATCTCTTTAAGAGTACTGTCTATTTGAGATAAAATGTTCTCAGACACTTTCATCGTGCGTATGTTTGTTTGTCTTTGATTTAAATCACACGAGCTTTGTATAGATTTAATTATTTGAACCGCTTTGTTTTGAAGCTGTAGAAGCTTTAGTATTTCATTATTATCCATGGTTCCAGTGTCTAATTATACCAGCTATAATAAAAAAACAAGTTATTATATTAATAACCCACCAGAATGTACGAATAGCTGCAGCTATATCAGATTCAAGTGAATCATTAGATATTTTATGACCCATTGTTTTACACCAAATACTCCAGAGTTTTTTAAGCATTTAGAATAATTATATGTACTTATGATAAGCTTTCAACACATTGTAAACACTCTCTTAGAAGCAGAAGAACGTCAAGGCGGTCTATCTGGTGGTAAATATTTCGGCGCACCAAAAGGCTTCGGCAAATCTTCTGCTATTCAGGGTGTTGGTTTATACAATCGTGATCAAGATAGTAGATATGAATTTGATCCTGAAAAAGCAGCAACTCGTTTTGGTGCTAAGATAGAAGGTGATACAGAAGGTGAATATTCTCAGCAAACACAACAACAAGCACAAAGAGAGATGATGCAGATGCAGGCAGCGTATTACAAGAAACTGGGTGGTGTTTTTAGTGTTATTAATAAAGACCCTGAAACTAAAAGTCATGCTGAAAGTATTATTGAGCCTTATATGTCTCGGTTTAATCGCGCACAAGCTTTAAGACAGCAAATATCACGCAATATTAATAAATCTGAAACAACTAAAGATGGGGATTTATCTCACCTTGGAACATCTATTGAAGAAAGTGCTAGACTTGTTGAGCAGTTAGAACGGATGGAAGATATTATATATCATAAATTTGTTTCCTATGTAGTAGATGTTGTTGCACCTTACTTAGCAGATGATGAAGCCAAAAGAGTTCAAGCATCAGGCGACGACTCAGCACAACCGCGACCTCTTGAATATTTTCAAAAAACTATAACAGAATTATTTGAGAAGTGGAAAACAAAAAAAGATGAAGCATATCAGGAACAAAAAACAAAATCAATATCTAATGTTCAAAATGGTAGGTATTTTGGGTTTTCAACAGCAGTATCCTCCCTTGCTTCATGGCTGAACAATACAGCAGCTAGATTAGGGTACGAGCAACAAAGATCAGCAGAAAACATAGTTAAATACAACAGCTCTAAATCTGTAACTGGTAAAATTTTACATATACCAGAAGGGCAGAAAGTGAAACGTCTTTTAGATGTTGTTGATGAAGCAAGACATATGTTTGCCACCGCAGCAGACTCTACAAGTAAATTTGTAAAAGCAGGAGCTGTAAGTTCTGTAGACAAACTCAAAACGACAGAGAAGTTTATAGATTTACATAATGAAGCCAATCAGATTGTTAGTGATTTGAGTAGTTTGCTTGGATCAGGACAATTTGAATTGTTTAAGTTAGTAACAGCTTTCTTTGATGATGAAGAGGGAGCTGAAGCAAACTTAAGACGCTTTATATTACGTGATGTTGTTGAGGCGTTTAATGCGTAATCTTTACACGTACTGTAATTTCTAAGTTACGTTCTAACATACTAAATTCAATATCTAGAATATTATTAGAACTGCATACCCACTCATGAAGGTATTGCTGTGTGTTTGCCCTGGTATATTTACCAGGTATTAACGTACACGAGCTTCCACAATCAAGGGAAGTATATGTATAGTCATCATCTTTTAAGTAGTTGTGAGAATCAACATAATTGTAAAAATCATTAACTGAGTTTAAGAGTATTAATTTTGCGTAATAAACTTGATTAACTTTAAATATCTCTGCAGCACATAATAAAGAATGTTGCATATTAATATTTATTCAAAAAAAATATTATTTAAGGGTATTTAAATACTTGATATGCACTGATTTACATTTACTAGTATATTTCTACCGTAAAGCTGATAGTATTTCATATTTAAAAGCTTAAACATGAATTTAAACCAATATTTTGTATGGTTCTTATTGCGAGAAAATAAAACTTTATACTTACATACTTCAGATTGTAAAAAAGATCTTGAATACTTTGATATCTTATATTTTTTAAAGAAGTTTAAGAATCTAGTAGCATCAATTGTCCCTGACGGTCTGAGCATATGTAGCAAAAATGCTAATTGCTGCATGTTTGCTGCTAGCTCTACAGGGTGATGTAAGTATTTGCTGTAGTAGAAGTCGCTGTCTTTTTTTAAGATTTTATTGTAATAAGCATCTGATCTACTAGTATCAATAGTCTTATATATAACATCATCATATACATGTTGTTTTTCGTGTATATAAATAGAATCAAGCTCAAACATTACATCTTTAAGACAATATAATGGTGTTTTATTGAGCATACAGAGCATAGACATATAAAACTCAACACAAGGGTTGGAGAAGGTAATTTCATGCACAAACACACCTGTTTTACTATCACAGTATAATTGTGTCAACCCCTGAGCTTTTTGCTCAGTAAAATTAATAGTAAATATACATGTATCAGTAGGATCTTTGTATATAAACGCGCTTGTCTTAGAAAACTGTATAGTAAATCCGTAACTCTTATAGTATTTTTTTCTACTATAAATAAAACGTTTAAATTTAAGAAACAAAAATTGTCTTAAATTTCTTGTAACTCTATATGTACTACGCTTTAATATACTCTTATATTGTTTGACGATGTCTAGTATAAGAGGGGATGTCTTTTTCTTTACAAGCTCAGCAATTACAACACTAAAAAACTCCAAGCATAGAGGTCTTACACAACCCAAATAGAGTGAGTCAAATGCATGACTCACTCTATTTCGCTCTTTAAGAATAATTGCTGTTTTATTTTTTATGAGCTTTTAAAGCGTGGCGAACTTGTTCAACTTTTGTTTTTAAAATACTTTTAATATTTGAAACAATATTTTCAAGAACTTCAACTTTTTGTTTAAGTTTTAAGTTTTCTGTCTCTAGATCACTTATTCGTTTGTCTGGAGTTTTAGTCGCCATAGTACGTATATTTAGACAAAACTATTAAAATCCCCAGCGCTTAAGCGCTGAATGTGTTGAAGTCTATTGAGACTATCTGTTAGGAGAGTGTATTGCTCTTTAGTAAGAGCTCTTAATTCTTTAGTAAGAGTAACAGGTAGACGCTGAGATATCTTATCTAGAGTATGTATAATCTCTGCAATATTGTTTTCAATAGGGTTATCGCGGTTAGATGCTTGCATATGCTATAAATATAAACGTATTTGAAATTAATTCAATCATAAAGTTATGTATAAAATTAGAATTGACCCTTTAAAGAAGGATGGCACTTTTGATAGTGAGTTTTATACATCTTCTGATTATCAAAAAGAACTACACGTTGTTGAACAGTACCTTAGAGCAGAAGGGTTTGATACCGCTAAAGGCACGTACGATATCATGTTATTAGATAGAGTATGGATTGTTGTTGTTAAATAACAAACTCAATTGATTTTCAGCAATGCTTATTAATTGGTTGTGCGTATAATTATCAAGGTTATTCCAAGTCAGAGTAGAGTCACATATGTCTTTAAGCGGTACAGTATTGATAAGCTCTTCATTATTTGGTGGTCGCAAGGGTGTACCTTCACTATCAATTAGTCTCTCTACAAAAATACATTTACCATCTAACCGTTTAATATATTCAATTTCATTTTCATAACGAACGTCTGTTATTATATTGTAACCGTCTTGCAGCTGACTGTTTATGCGTTTGATCCAATAATCTTTATCGAGAGATCTACGCACTCTAGACCACGACACCAACACCTCACGTATTATCTCCTTTTCACTATGACATTCTGTCCACGGGGATATACCAAGTTGCTTGTGTAAAAACTCAGATAACTCTTGTCGAAGACTGTCTGCTATGCTAATACGCAAGCAGTTTATATTGTACGGTTCTAGTGAGCTTTTAATTATCTTAAAAAGAGAATCCTTACCGCTCCGCGCAACCCCACATATACCAACAATTTTTTTCATTTGAAAATGATAATATATTTTTAATAAAATTCAAATGCGAGAGGTTGTTGATAATACTCTATTAACAATTAATATTAATGTATAGATGACATCCATTGTAAAGTCACTTTCCTCTGATGAAGATGTTTATAGTTTTGATCCTGAAACATACAGCACTCTTATAGAGCCTTTTTTGTTAACTTTTTTAGATAAAAATAAAAATCTTCGTGAAAGAGTTGAGTGTATTTTGAGTAATAGTTCAGATAGTTATATTACCAAACAAAACGTACAAATATTTACAAATCTTTGTATAGATTTAGGTATCCGAGCAGAAGATCTCACTTCGTTTAACTTTGAAAAGTTTCGTAAAGCTACAATAATGTGGTTTAATAAAAGAGAAGATTTTAATATTATAGATACTGTTGTATCGTGTTTTACTTCAAATGTTAAAAATGTTAATTATATAAATGATAATGCCTGGAAAGCAGATACTGATGGCGCAAGAGGTCATAACCGAATTGGAGAAGGAGAGATATTCTTTTCTTTTTTCTCTGGTGGTATCAAACCAAAAGCAGGTGACGTTGAAATAGAGCAGTATACGCCTCTTCGTATAGAGTTTAAGGGCACTCGTGGTAGATTATTAGCAACAAGTAAGATATCTATTGATGATAGTTTTAAGAGTCAATTCTTGCGTAGCGAACAAACAGCAAGAACACTATCAATAACTCTTTGTGTGCTATCTGGTATAATTTCCTCTCAAGAAGGTGAAGAACTTCTTATAGATACAAGCACAGTAAATGATACATATAATATCTATTCAAGTGATATTATAAGCACTATTACTGCAACTAACGCTCTTGAGCAATATGATTTTCTTAGAAAAGGTTTAATAACTCGTTGGCCGAACGGTGCTACTAAAATGGCTATGAAAGCTTTATGTGGTGGAATACAGATTGTATTATATAAGAAAAAATTTAATTTTAATTATATGGTCTTAACAAATGCAGACAAACCTTATATGTGCAAAGGTTTTAGTGCTTCTGACAGTATACTTGCAAACACATTGACGTTTTTAAACAATAGGGTATCAATTCAACAAAACCTTGACGGTAAAGGTTTTCACATAAGTTTTGAACTATAAAAAGCCTGTTAGAATTTCTTCTAACAGGCTTTATTAAAATTACTTATTACTCTTAAAGAGTAAACCCGTCAAACGTCCCTTCATCAACATCTGTATTGCGAGCTCCCACCTTATAAGAACCTTGCTCTGCTTCTTGATTAGCATTTTGTACCTTGCTACTATCAAGATACCCGTCCAGCCAGCCAGCAATTGGATTCTCTTTCTGGTTGAAGATCTTTTTATATCCAAGAGATCTCAACCTATTATCACACAACCACTTAGTATACCCCGTTAAAACGTCCGTATTTAAACCAAGCAAACCACCTTTACTGAATAGATACTGTGACCATTCAATTTCATTTAGAGCTGCTTGCTCGTACATAGCATATATCTTATCCTCATTACGTTTTACGACATCCTTAAAACCCTCTGAATCTTCTTCACGTAAAATCTTGATAAGGTTTTGAGTGATAGCAAAATGCTGAGATTCATCCCGTTGAATAAATTTAATAATTTTAGCATTACCTTCCATCTTACCTCTATAACCAAAGTAATAGGAACAGGCAAAAGAAACATAAAACACTAAACCTTCCATTACATTTGTAGCGAGAATACAGTTAAACACTCTATCTCGTATATCGTCTCCAGATGTTTCTGTTAGAATTTTATCGTAATTGCCACGAATTAATTCTGCTCTACTAGTTATCTCTTTATCGTCAATAATACTATCAAAGAAGCTAGTGGGGTCTGAATATACGTTATTAAGCAAATATGAATAAGAGTAGCTATGAATACCTTCAAAGCGTGACCATGTATTCATACATATTTCAAGTTCTGGATTAGTTACCATACTCTTTAACTGATGTATAGACCTACTCAGCATTGAGTCCCCTAGAATTTGAAATCTAAGATTTGTATCAAACACAAAACGCTCTAAGTCGGTTAACTTAGCATAGTCATTACGATCTTTTTGTAGTGAGATTTCATGAGGCCACCAAAAGAACTCTTCTTGCTTTTTAAATAATTCAAAGAAAACAGGATATTTAAATTTATCGTATCTTTGAAGGCTTAAATCTTCACCAAAGAAGAGTGGTTGTTTTGTATGGTCTATATTTTTAAGATTAAGAACTGTTTTCATATTTTTATTAAAGTTTACAAGCACCACCCGCGCAATCACTATTTTCGACAGTATTAGTTAATTGCTCTTTATCACCATCATCCGTATTGTTATAATACAGACTTACAAGACCGATCTTGTACGCATACATGATCTCTTTCATGACTTTTGAGTCTGGAAGCATGCCGTTTTCGTAGTGTGTGTAATTATAATATACGTTGGTGCTAATAGCCATGTCGCAATATTTTTGTATTGCAGCGTTTATATTCAATAAACCAATATTATCAGGCAAATCAAAAGCTAACTGATAAGCCCATTTCTTTGCGTTCGGAGCCAAGACAGGTAGTTTACCCATTTTAGATGATTTGTACGTCATCAACGATCTCACCGGTTCTACACCGTTAGTTGAGCTTTGAATGGCAGAGCTTGATTCACATGGCATGAACGCTGTAAGGGTAGAGTGTCTTAGACCATGCTTGCTTATATCTGCACGTAAACTCTCCCAATCAAGAGAGCGGGGTCTTGTTATGAAAGTATCTATATACTCTTTATAGGTATCAATGGGTAATATACCTTGGGAGTACTTAGTTCTATCATATTTCTCACACTTACCACGTTCTTGTGCGAGCTGCACACTAGCTTTTAATAGAAAGTACTGTAAATGCTCTATCCATTCATCTACAAAATTAGGAGCAGCTGGATCATCGTATGTTAAACCATTTTTAGCGAGAATAGCAGCTAGATTGGTAATACCCACACCTAAACTTCTACGTTTCTTGGCAAAATTCTCTGCAGCTTTATTAAAGTATGTTTGATTATCTATAATTTCATCTAGAAAGCGTACGATTAAGTCACATACGCGTTCAAGATCACTCCAATTTTTAATCTCAAGCATATTTACAGCACTCAATATACACATACCTATTTCTGCTTCAGAGTCATGAAAATCAGTAAGAGGTATAGTCGGGTGCATAACCTCCGTACATAAGTTTGTCATAGTTACTGTATCAAGCCAAGCACCATGCTCGTTAGCAGTGTCTACGTTCATTATATAGATTCTACCTGTTTCAACTCGTTCTTTTACAATTAGAGAGAACAACTTTCTAGCAGAGACAACCTTCTTCATCTGAATGCTTGTATCTTGTTCTTTTTTAATGTAAGTTTCATCAAATTTAGCAGTACCCCAAGCGTTGAAAAGATCTTTAACCTCATCAGGGTTGAAGAGTGTAATGTTTTCATTCTTCAGGACTCTATCATAGAACAACTTAGACAACCCTATAGTGTAGTCTAATTTACGAACTCGGTTATCATCTGTACCAGCATTATTCTTTAATACAACAACATCTTCTACTTCATAATGCCACCATTGTATATTTACAGTTGCAGAACCACCTCTAATTGCATTCTGCTGCCAAGCTTTAACGGATGCTTCATATATTTTAAGAAACGGTATAACACCTGTATGAACAATCTCTCCACCATGAACAGGTGAACCAATTGCACGTATTTTTGATACATCAATACCTATACCGCATCGACTTGCTGTAGCAATTGAAACAGCTGTACCACTTGCTGTGATAGACTCTTTTGTATCGTCTATACCAATAAGACAGCAACTTGCATAGCTTTGCAAGTTGGTTCTCAACCCAGACATAATAGGTGTAGGTAAATTTATTTTATGTCTTGAAATTGCATCATAAAATTTCTTAACATATGTTGAACGTGTTGATTTTGTATAATTTGCAAAACCATATAGTGCAATCAACATGTAAGCAAACTGAGGGGTTTCAAATATTTGATTTGTAACACGATTTTTAATCAGATATTTATCGCAAAGTTGTTTTATACCTGCAAAAGTAAACGCAAAATCACGTTCATGATCAATGTATTCACCTATTTTATTGAGCTCTTCTTCGGTGTATTTGGTTAATATACTTTCTTCATATATTTTATTTTGTATACCTGTCTTTATAACATCAAGAAGACGCGGTGCGTGTTTACCACCCCATACATCTTTTCTAAGTTGATAGTTTAAGAGTCTACCTGCTACATATTGATATTCAGAGTTCTCTATACTAATCAAGTTAGATGCAGAATCGATCAAAGCGCTATGCACCTCTCTTGTTGTAATACCGTCAACGAAATTTAACTTTGCGTTGATAGCTATGTCTGAAAGACTAACATTATGAAGATCTTGAATAGCCCAACTGATCACTTTATTAATTTTATCGATATTAAGTGGCTCGAGTGAACCGTTTCTTTTTTTAACGTTGATTGTAATGTCGCTCATAGTGTTTGCCTCGCCTTCAGTAGATAGCTCGAGTGTGTTATTATATGACGTGCTCATAAAAGCTCTAGGTTAAAACTACTTAGATGTGTAGTTTTTTGGTGTATTTCCGCCACCTGGTTTACCGTCGTCCCATTTTTCACCACCTGCAAGCTTGATATTTTTATTTATAAGATTGGTGTCAAATTTAACGGCAGAATTGTGTTTTATTTCTTCAGGTTTTAGAGAATCTCTATTTTTATGCTTTAGTTTATCGGGTATAGAGGGTCTGTTTATACCACTATCAACTACTTGTAGTACAGAGCAAGGTACTCTCATATGATCGCCTGATGAACCGGGTGCAAATTCGACTCTCACCATACATATAGGTTCATCTTCTACACCGTATACACCGTCGAGTGTAATAGGGCTAGAGGCAAGAAACATATTGTAGCCGAAGTCTGCATTCATGCATGCTTTTAACGTGTCGATGTACTTTTTATCACATCTTTGAAAGTACTTGTGATTAAGTGCGTCTTTTTTTAAGACTACTTGATCACCAGGTGAGAAACCGTATGTCTCGTACCTCGACATAAATTCATTTAGTAGTTTATCAAACTTTTGGCTCATAGCGTGTGATTATTTATGCTACCACTCATACTTTCACACTAAATACATATAACACCTTTTATGGCAATTAAAGTACGAGATTTTAATTTTTTAGATGAGCAAAAACCGTATGTGTATAAAGATTTACATTTAGATCTAACATCACGCAAGGGAGATTTAGATGTTTTTACCCAGCTCTATGAAGGGCCTGACATTGTAGCAAGTATTGATTATCAAGCCATTAAAAATTCACTATACAATCTTTTTAACACTCAAAAAGGTCAAAGATTTTTGTTTCCTAATTATGGAGCAGATTTACGCAAATATCTTTTTATGCCTGTAAATGATATTACAGGTAGATTGCTAGGTACTGATATAAAAGAAGCTATTAAAAGGAGTGAGCTACGGGTCGAGGTTCTTGAAGTAGATGTACAGGTTTTTAATGATTTGTCTCTTTTTAAGGTGATAATAAGTATCTTTTGTGAACAAATAGGTAGTTCAATGTCTTTAGGTATGGACGTACAGAGCTCACAGCAATCTAACTCGACAAGAGAATTTGTAGTTTATTCAATTGACAATAATTAACTTTATGGCATCCGAGCAACCATTAGACAATTTACCACTACCAAAAGATACTTATATTGCTTTTGATGCTGTGTCTCTCAGACAGCTCATAATAGAGCGCATGAACAAGCAGGGGATTTTTACTGATCAAAATCAAATAGGCAGCAACCTTGCAAGTATAATAGATATTGTTGCATATGCATACAATACCTTAATATATTATCTCAATAAAACAGCAACAGAGTCAATGTTTTCAGAAGCTCAAATCTATGAAAATTTTAGTCGTATAGTTCGTATATTAGATTATAAGCCTTTAGGTTATCAGTCAAGTCTTCTTCCGTTTGTTCTTGAAGCTGATGAAAACCTTGAAGCTGATAGAACTTATATTATACCGAGGTATTCAACTATAGGTCAAAGTCAGATTACATACAGCGTAACAGAGGATATATTGTTTAATAAGACAGTTGAAGGTATTCAAATTTTATTAGATCACAGTAGTTCAAAATTTTTAGTACAAGGTAGATTTGTAGAAAGCTCACTGTTCACTCCAAGCGGCAACAACAACGAAATATTATATCTTATTACACCTGAGAACGCTCTTATAGATCACAATAATATACATGTTTATGTAAAGCATGGTGATTCAAATAAGTGGTTTAAATATGAACAATCTGCTAGTCTTTACCTTGAGAGTGGTCCTACATTAAAGCATGAGTTGAGATTTACAGAGAATAAACAATATGAACTTAAGTTTGGTGATAATTTAAGTGGTCGAAAACTTGAAACTATTGATAGAGTTTGTGTATATTACCTTGTAAGTGATGGAACAAACGGTCAGGTAGGTACGTACACGTTTGACCGCTCAAGAATGGCAAGGTACAACACACCTGTTTTTAACAAAATTTTAGAAGATCAACAAGATACATACAATATATCAAATTTACTTAATGATACGAATATAAACCACTGTATGGTTACAAACTCAACTCGATCTACGCTATCACAAGTGCCTCAGACAGTTGAACAGATTAAAGAGTCAGCTGTTGCAGGTTATAGAGCACAATATCGTCTGGTGACCACACAAGATTATGCTAGTTATGTAAAAAGTAATTTCAGCAACTTTATACAAGATACAATAGCTATCAACAATAACGAATATATGGAGACATATATAAAATATTTCTACGATCTTGGGCTTGAAAACCCTTTATTTGTAGGTCGTGCTTTGTATAATCAAGTAACGTTTGGTAGTTCTTGTAATTTTAATAGCATATATTTAATAGTAGTGCCTCGTTCAACATCTTACGTGGAGGTGTACGTCACACCAACACAAAAACAATTAATATCCTCGACGCTTGAGGATACAAAGATGGCTACAACAGAAATAATGTTCATTGATCCAATTTATATGGCTGTAGCTATAGGGGTATCTAATATTTTTATAGACTTACAGGAACCAAGAGCGTTTGACCCTTCTATTGAAGATTTAACTGTATTGCAGGTTGTGAGAAATAAATTTGCTAAACGCACTGATGAAAGCATAAAAGCTGACGTAAGAAAAATATTTACTGACTACTTCAGTCAATTAAATTGCTCCCTGGGACAAACTATTGATGCAAGATATATAGAGTCACAGATCAGTGGTATTGATGGAGTTGAAAGTTTGCGTACTACACGTACGGATAGAGCTGAAGTTTCATACAATGGTCTTTCTTTAATTGTTTGGAATCCAAATTACACTACAAGTATAGATAATGGTTATGTAACAGGTTCAAAGACACTTCATAAATTTCAATTTCCTTACCTTTACGATATTAATAAACTTATTGCTAAGATTGTAGTTGTATGATGAATATATCTATTAATAAAAATACAGGTAACACGCGTCTAACCACCTTTAAGCTACAACAAGAGAATGTATCTCAAATACTCTTACGTATTGAGTGGGATATGGGTGATGGTACTATATATAGAGATGTTGGTAGTGTTGAACATACATATAATAAAGCGGGAGTGTATGATGTAGTATATAATTCTATAGATATAGAAGGTAATGAGTATAGGTTTGTGAGAGTTTTAGAGGTGGAAGACTTGATTCGAGACGCTATACAGTTTACTGATATACCTTATGTGTATGGAGATCCAGGTAAAATGTCTGGTACTTTTACTGTAGGTGTGACAAGCACTACAATAGATAAACCTTTATTTGTAAACTTGTTTGCAATTAATAGTAAATCTATACCATCAAAATATGCACCTGTAAAGTATCGTGATCTCGTGCCTACTTGGCGCTTTTGTGCAGATGAAGTAGATTCTACCGGAGAGTTACCTGTTATTGAATTAATGGAGGTAAGTACTCAACCAGTAACGAGTTTAAACGATAATATGGTTGCTGTTACTCATGCTGTTACAGGTACGTGTAAGTTTAGGTATATAGACGATATTAGTACAGGTTTACCACACAAAGAGCAACCATTACTCTTAAACGTAACCTTACAAACTACCGGGTTTGATACTTTTAAAGACAGTACTATACACTCTTATGTTAGTTTTGCTAATAGTAAAGTAAATACAGCAACGCTTGCCTGGCAGGTGAATTATATCCCCCCTGGCACGTTAAAGCTAAAATACGACAATAGTACAGACATACATAAATACGTATGGACAGATACTAAAATACCTCTGCTTATAACTGCACAGAACACGTCTACCTTATATACTGATTTAACATCAACAAGTATAGCATATAATTACCCTGAGTCAAATTCATTAGTAGATGCAAAATTTGTAAACATTAAATTACTAACATCAGACTCATTATCTGGCAGTTTTACTGTTGCACCATCAAGTACACTATCAAACAAACCACGATTTCAAAAAACAGACCATCAAGGTGTGAGGTCTTCTGGTTTTATATATACAGAATGTACACCGTTGTTAGAAAGTGCTTTTGTTAAAGTGAGTGCAAGTGTTGACGTATTTGACATTACTGTGCAGCAGGCACTTTCTAGTAAAGAATTTGTATTTCCAGCTAGATATACACCTCAACCGGTAGCGTGGATTAATAATAGTCTAGAGAAGAAATTAACTCGTGTAAGACTTGCACCGCTACCTGAACAGCTTAACTACACTTTAAATCAAAAGCTCCCTCATACTATATTAGGTACAGTTGATACTTTTTTAGTTTCAGGTGTCAAAGAGACTAATAGTTTTAATTACCAACTACCCGGAGAGGTTGGTACATATGCAATTGCTGTACTTCCATATAATCAAACTGTAACGAGAGGTAGTGATAAAAGTCGGAGTGGTGTAGTTGTTTTAGACTCAACAAATGATACTATACATTACTATGCTAGCTTTCATAATATAGATGGTAGTGAAAGTATTGAGCACAATAGCGTTACATTATTTCAATTCTTAAGCACTACACAAACTTATGAAGAATTTTCCAAGCAAAGCTCTTCCCCTGCATATGTTAGTGTTGATTCTAAAAATAATTTTTGGGTATCTCTTTTCAATAGACATGATATTTTAAAATTTGATAGTAATTTAAATCTACTAACTTCTGCTGTTCCTTCATTACATAATTATGAAAAAACAATAACAGGCTTAACAGCATCAGACATTAAAATAACTCATAACTTAAATACATTAAACCCTCAAATACAAGTCTTTAATTATTATAGATACGACTTAATAGAAGATATTAAAATTAATGTTGTTGACACAAATAGTGTTACAATAACATTACCACCTAATGCAGAAATATTAAATCAATATTTTAGAGTAATGGTGAACGTTCAATCTGTAAACCATGTAAAAGACGGTGACTTTACTTATAAACCACCGTTAGTTGAAACTGATCAAACAGATAATATTTGGGTATCTTATAATAATATAGAAGAGAGTTGTATTATAAAATACGATACAACTGGTAAACAGAAATGGATATTAAGATTATCAGGTGCTTTATCAAACTATAAAGGTATAAAAGTATGTACTAGTATTGTTTTTGATTATAATAACAATGCATATTGTATTATTAATTGTATTGAATATGGTGAGGGAGGAAATATATCGACTTATAATCGTAGTGTTTTATTGCATATAGATCAAGATTGTAACATAAAAAGCACTATAGATTTAGAAGGTACAGCTGCTACGCACGCCTGTGTAGATAAATCTAGTAATGTATGGTATATTTCAGATAAGCGTAATATTGGTTACTTGAATATCAAGACATTAGAAAATAAATTATGGCACCTTGAACCGAACGGCACACTTAAAAAGGTATCTAAATTATATAGTAGTGTTGAAATCACTAATGAAGACATTACAGGTCTTACAATTGACGCTTTTGAAAGATTATGGGTTGTAGATTCAAAGTATAATAAAACAGTGTGCTTTTATGCTAATATAACATTAATAGAAAGTAGTCAAATAGGTAATGTTACTAATGTAAAAATATACCCTAATTCTACTCACGGTCAGTTTATTGCAGCTGATAATGTTGTATCTATTAACAGCAATCCCGAACGTAAAAGTTTATATGCTTTAGGTGATTTTACAGGTAATAAGTGGTATCAAAAATATGCAAAAACTTTTCCTGAATATACACTAGCTGGTGAGACTAATGTGTTTGAAGTTAAAAGTTTATTTACTTCAGATTATGAATTGCGTAGAAAGAACGAATCGTTTGATATGACTGCGCATTTATTCAGTTTATTACAACCTGATCACATGCAAGAGTGGCAAGCATTGAAGTCATTAATATTTGAAAATGTTGTAAATACTGATGAAGTTAACGTAAACGGTACATATCGTCAAAGTGTTATATGTAGTGTATATAATTCTCTTTCGTTTATCATACAGCATAATCTCAATCTTGAGAAACCAACCATACAGATTGTAAGTTCAGAAGACAACTCACTAATTGATAGTAAGAATTATCAAATAATATATCTTAATGATAGTTCGTTTCAGATTATTTTTTCTACTAGTGTAATACCCGATGAGTATAGTGAGTTGTCATGTGATATAAAAGTTTTTAACAACACACTCACTAATGTAGATAGTACTCATGATAATGTTGGTGT